AGAGGAACGTGAGCCACTGCGCCGCCAGAGGAGGTCTGGTAGTCCCAGAGCCTCGTGTCTAGCTCGTACTTGTTGGTGAGGTCCGCGAGCGTGTAGAGCTGAGCGACCTTGAGCTCCTCTGATACTGTCGCTCGGATGACGTTGGAATTGCTGTCGTTCAGCTTGACTTCGGGCCACGAACCAGATACCACCTGCGTCGTGATGCTGATGTTTCCAGAGACGTCAGTTCGGAGACCACGCATGAACGTGCCGTCGGTGCCGGCGATGTAACTCGCAGAAGACGGGGCCGTCGCTCCGGGTAGGCCCACGGACGGATTGGTTGACACAGAAGAAATCGAGCCAGTGATTGGGATGGGTTGTCCGCCCAATATTCCCTGGATTGTTAGAACACCGCCCAGAGGACTTCCTGCTGTGCCGCTGCCGACAGTGATTAGGTTGCCAGAGACGTCTGTCTTGATGGCTCTTAGCAACGTTCCGTCTGTGCCTCCCACAAAAGTCGCAGAGGACGGAACTGATGTTCCCGTTCCCGACACAGATGGGTTAGTAGCAGAGATCGACCCAGAGACAGTGACCGTGCCGCTTACAGAAGTCTGCAGCGGGTTGGTTGCTGTCCCTACTGGGTTTCCGTTTACGTCGTACAGTACTCCGGTCGGTCCAAGGGGCATTGATTGTCCATCCTACAACGTTTTCATCACGTGAGTTCAGTGACGCGAGCGCTGCCAGTCGCGACGTTCCACACAGCATCAAGCTCTCCCGTGAAGCCGTATGGGACCTCAAAGTAAGACTGAGCAGTGAGCTTCGCAGTAAAGCTTGTGGTGCTAGCAATCTGACCAAGCTTCAGGTACATGGTCGCCGTGCTGTCATTGAAGACGATTGCGCCTTCTCTGCTGAGGTTACCTGAGAGAAGAACGACGTTGCTGAGTGACGCGGCATAGTTTGCGAGAGAAGACGATGTTGCAATCTGATTCACAACCAGACGCCCAACAGTGTCCGTGCGAACCGTTCGAACGACGCCCGAGGAGTCCGTTCCGCCGACGATGACGGGCGCTGCATTCGTTGCTGTAGATCCCGAGAGGTTCGGACCGACGACGACCTGACGGCCAGTCGGATCAGTGAACAGCGCCCTGACTGTGCTTCCGCTGTCAAGACCTGAGACGATGACCGGGAATCCATAACCGAGAGAGCCGGTCTGCGTCAAACCAGCGACAGTGACAGAGGAACCCGCCTGCAGAGTGACTGGAAGGGAACCGGTCGAGGTGACCGTGACCGAAGAACCAGCCTGAAGCGTGACCGGGAGAGAGCCAGTTGAGGTGACCGTGACCGAGCCGACGACGGGAAGAGAACCAGTGGAGGTGACGAAGACCGTCGCGCCGGTCTGAAGAGTGACTGGGAGAGAGCCCGTAGAAGTGACTGTGACCGTTCCGCCTGCCTGCAGGGTGACCGGAAGGGAACCGGTCGTCGTGACTGTGATCGGCGAGACAACGTTGACGGATCCCGTGATCGACACCGTTCCGCTGATCGCCAGCGGCGCCGTGTCTGTGACCGAGACGATCAGCTTGCCCGTGTTGTCAGTGAGCAGAGCGCGAGAGTTGCTTCCGCTGTCCAGACCGGCGACGAGGACGGGGAAGCTGTACGAGACAGATCCCGTCTGTGCTGCACCGACCGCGATTACCGTTGAACCTGCCTGGATCGTGACGGGCAGGGAGCCAGTGCTCGAAACTGTGACCGCCGAGCCAGCTTGCAGAGTGACCGGAAGAGATCCCGTCGACGTGACGACGACAGAACCGACGACGGGCAGAGAGCCCGTGCTGGACACCAAGATCGATGCGCCCGACTGCAGGGTGACGGGAAGGGAGCCAGTCGACGTGACAGTAACTGTTCCTCCCGGCTGCAACGTGACAGGCAGCGATCCCGTGGTTGAGACAGTCAGTGATCCGCTGACTGCGAGCGGGTTGCCGGCATTGATGGCATTGCCGTTCACATCGTAGAGAATCACTGCGGGGCTTTGAACGCTCATGTCATTGTCCTTGTTCTGCTGGTCTCAAACACGCCTGAGTAAGTAATACTGTCGAGAGAAGATGACACAATTGTCACGCCATCGACGTCATAGACGCGGTTCAAGATGGTACCGATCGTCTTGTTGGGATTGTACGTCACGTAAGTATCGATGATCCTCGCAGTTCGAGAAGAGTCTGTGTACCAGATGCTCGCCGTCGGAAATGGAGGAGGACCAGTGTCGCATACTGCGTTCGGCCCGAATGACTCATACGGCCCATCTGGCGCAAGGTGGATCAGCTGCCTCATGCCAGCATGTGACGCTGACGTGAAGGGCACGGTCTGGGAAATCAAAATTGAGCCGTTTGAACGTGAAGTTACACTGACTCCGGCTCCAGCGACGATGTATGACGTTCCATCGACTAGCTTTGTTAGCGAACCACTGATACCCCCAGCACCCTTTACAGGTCCCGTGAAAGTAGTTCCACTGACAGTTGCTACAACAGAGTTGTCAATCGAAAGCGTAAAAGACCCACCCGGCCCTGTATCAGAGCTTCCCAGACCATTTCCTGCAAGCATTCTTCTGTCATTAGGGAGCGAACCCGTGACCGACAGAACGATATACGCTGCATTAGGATCTGCTCCGCCACCGCCTACGGAGATAACGTTTGTTACATTGACAATGGGTGCAGAGCCAGAAATGAAGAACGGGTTGACTGCCGTTCCTACCTGGCTACCCGAGACGTCTATGAGCACCGCTGTCGGATTGTGACTCATGGACTGGTCCTCGAGCGCGACACTTCAAACGCGCCGTTGTACAGTATGTTGTCGGTCAAGGATTCGACCGGCGTCACACCATCCAGATCGAACGCCACCCACTGCACGCTGCTGGGAGCCTTGTTCGGGTTCCTCGTGATGTTGGCCTGGACGATCTTCTTGGTCCTCGAGGAATCAGTCCACCAGATGCTGGCAGTGGGAAACGGCATGGGACCCTCGTCCTCGATTGCTCCTTCAAACCCCACCCATGGTCCTCCGCCCTGTGCTAGGTGGACTAGCTGGTGGAGGCGCTCATGGTCGTAGGCAGACATTCCCGACGACGCCGACAGCGTCTTGATGATGCCCTCCTCATAGAAGCGAAATCCGCTACCCGTGAGGTAGAAGATCTCGCCGTTCTGCGTCGGCAGCGTTCCAGTGGGAATGAGAAGAAGGGCTTCGTCAATCCTCTCTCCCGGAAAGTCGTCGGGTGTCCTAGCCATGTAGGACTACATATCGAGTCTAGGCCGTTGTCTTCTTGCGCTTTTTGGGCTGGGCTGGAGGATCAGAGATCGACTGGTCGATGGAGCTCTTCTCGGGCAGAAAGCCCACGGGCCGTGTCTTCAGGTCTTGAGGCTTCTGGGCCTCGAACGCCACGACCTCTGCGAGCTTGGACCTCTCGGCATCCCAGGCTGCTTTTGCCTCGGCGACCGCCTTCTTCATCGCCTCAGCAGCACCGTACGCCGCAAGTCGCTTGGCCTCCGTGTCCTGAAAGAGTTGCTTGACTAGCTCCACGCACGCCGAGATGTAGGAGTTGGCGCACTCGCCCTCCTTGAGCGCGATCTTGCCCGTGGTCGTGTCCTCTCGAACCTTTGCGCGGTACTCCTCCAGCCGAGCACCCGCCATGGCAAAGCCCGTCTTGACAGCGTCAAAACGAACCACCTCACTCTCGTATGCTTCCTTGACGTTCTCCAGGCGGTTGCCCATCAGAAACGTCGCAGCCACTCGCCCCTCGTGAAAGTCGCTCATGGCCAGATTCTACTGGGCCCGTTAGCTCGAGAACAGCTCCATCGTGATGATGGACCCGCTGCGGATCTTCATTGGGAACTTCAGGTCTCCGGTCGTCGGAGACGTTCCAGGGTACACGTCGTTGGAGTTCGTGGAGTCAGTTCCTGGGTAGAGGAGAACACCGTTCAGGTAGATGTTCATGTTGTTCGTGAAGCTCTTGCCCGTGTAGTTGAGCAGCGGAGCATCGAGGTTCGTCGGGTATGTGACGTTCGTGTTGGGAGCGATGCCAGCTCCACCAGTCGTAGTACCCGCCTGAGCTCTGCTTCTTGTCAACGAAGCTCCCGACAGAGAGTTGGACAGGAACGTCATAGCTCCCAAGAGAGAGCGTGCTCCGAACGCAGAGTAGAAGTTGCTCCACTCAAGAGATGCTGTAGCAAGAGGAATCAGTCCTGATGGGTAGGTCGATGAACCACCGAACCCGTCCCCAAAGACCACCTGACTTCCACCCGACAGGACAAGGTTGCTGCCGCTCGCAGCTCTCACTGTCAGTCCGGCGACCGAGTCGATCCATCCCGGTGTCACTCCCAGGTTGATCTGTGTGGAGCCCGTGGCGACCGACACACCTTGCTGGAATGAAGTGGGTAGCGTGCTAGAGACTGACAGCTTAGTCAGGTTGAAGACCAGCGTGTTGGCTCCTGCTGCGAGGGTCCACAGTGGTGTGGTGCCGCTCAGGAACGTCCACGAAGAACCCTGACCGAGCTGGATGTTGGTTCCCGCTGTGTCGGTGACTACCGTCGCGCCCTGGTTGGTGATGGCTCTCTGGAGCGTGATGTCGCTAAGCGAGACCATCGTGCCGGTGAACGAGGGCGGCACGTCGATGAAGATGTTGTCAGACAGATAGGCATCCTCTGGCAGAGAGGACAGTGCGGAGCGCTTGACGTAGGAGTAGTTGAGGACTCGGCCACCCACATCGATCGCATTTGCTGCCACGAGCGAGGACGTTCCCAGCACGGTCGCCTCATACACGAAGGAGATCTGGGTTCTCTTGGTGGAGTCATTGAAGGCGTCACCAGAGACCGTTCCAGACTCTGCCTGGAGGAGACCGAAGATCTCGTTGATTCCCACGCTAGACGTCAGCGCCTGATGAGTGAAAGCGTCTCGAACCAGGACGAGGTTCTTGGGAGTGAGAACCGTCGTGCCGCTGACGATCGCATTTGACCAAGCACCGTAAGTCGTGCTGGCCAACATCGTTCCCGTAGAGTATCCGACGGGCTCGTTGACGACCGCATAGTTCGCCGGAGCAGTGCCGAGAGACACGCTCAGCAAAGCGTAGTTGGATCCCGTTCCCACTGAAACTGTGTTCAGGATTTGGGAGCGGTAGAGGAACCTGTGCTGCTCCAGGTTCTTGAGGTCTGCGCCCAGCGTGTTGACACCCCTGCTAGGGAACGTGCCGTAGACTCCCGTCACCGAGGGAACGGCGTCATACCACGAGCCCGACACGCTGGCCCACAGGAGCTGCCTGACTTGGGTCCTGATCGCGTTGAGATCGTCCTCGACTGACGTGGATCCCGTCTGCAGGCCAATGCCCGTCGCTAGGGAGTCATCGTAGTAGTCTGAGTGAAAGATCTGCGTGGGCTGGTCAACGAAAGTTCTGGCCATAGTTCAACTCCGCAGAGCTAACTATGGGACCCTGCTCGATTTGTTGGCTCAGTACGGGTACGTTGCTAGGATGTTGCTACCGCTTCTGGGCGGAACAGAGAGGCTCACAGCTCCTCCGGCGAGGGTGTAGTCACTGCCAGCGCCTTGCAGCTGGAGAACGCCATTCACGAAGAACATGAGAGCGCTAGATGGCACAGGAGAGTGAGCCAGACTGAACGTGAAATTCGACCCGTCGGGCACTCCACTCGGCACCTCCATCCAGGACATCTGTGCCGTGGGAGTCGTGACCGCCGTGATGACGAGCGTGCCGCCCGGCCCGTTGTCGACGATGGAGATGCCAGCACCCGCCTTGAGAAGCCTCGCACTGGGAGGAACAGGTCCGGCAGAGCCACTGACGATCACCCAACCCGAGTCGAGGACGTAAGAGTCTAGGTCGGCGTGAGGGACCGTCCCAGCATTTGCTAGCTCGCTGTGGTCATCTACGACCCGGTATGCCGTCATCCTACGTCCATCCTAATGTCGCACTATACTCCGTTCCACGAGCCAAAGAGAGCTGCGCGGCCCTAGGACTGGTGCTCCCAGAGACGCGCAGAATATTCTCAGAAAACTGGCTGGTGGTTTACACCCAAGGTTTTTCCTCAAAGTCCGGGCAGTCCCCGGGACGGCCTAAATAGGAGGACTCGACCAATTTGGATGTCAGTAGAACGTGCCCAGGAAGTCCTCGTTGTGGTCCCAGAGCTCATCCCAGTCCTCGAGCTCTCCAACGATGCCCGCTGCGAGGCTGATCTGTCGGTGATCCTTTCCGTCGACCAGGTCGTGAAACGCCTGGATGGCGAGAGCAGAACCCGCTTCTCGGAAGGCAGCGGCGTGGACTCCGACGTCCATCACCTCGTGCGGTCCCTTGTCCTCGTACGTGTACGAGCCGAACTCCTTGATGCCCGCCTTCATGTCATTGATGGCCGACCTCGCCAAGTCGCCGGGCGCAGTCTTGGCAGCGACAACAGTCTTGGGCCTCGAAGCCAATTTCTTGGCCTCCCGAATGACGGCATCGGCCACCGGCCGTCGAGCCTCGACCTCGTCCGACGTGCCCTCTGCCTCGAGGAGACGCTCGACGAGGTCGAACGGAATCTTGACGCTGATCGTTTTCATTCCTTGTTCTCCGCGAGGTACTTCTTCCCCGCCTTGACGACCTTGGGATCCACGTCGGAGGCGTCACGGGTCCGGCAGTACACCGGGAACCGGACCTTGCCGTCGGCCGACAGACCGTCAGCGGTCATCGGGTCGGGCTGGCCCTCGACCTCGACGATGAGGCCGAGCCAAGCGTCCGGATCGAGGTCGATCTCGGCCTTGAGCTTGTCGGTGAAGCCGCCGCCCACCTTGGTGACCACGCCGTTGGGAAGGACGACGTTGAAGCCGCCCCACATGCCCTCACGCTTCGAGCCTCGACGACCCTCATTGTGTCCCACGACCACGCCCTCGAAGGTCTGAATGGGCTTGAGCTTCTGGACCGCCTCCGTGCGCTTCCAGCAGTAGTAGGCACCGGTGTCCTTCACCATGATGCCCTCGTAGCCCTTGTCCATCACCTTCGAGTAGAACTTCATCAGCTCCTTCTCGTTCTTGAGGATCTCGCCCTCGACGATGCGGAGCGGGCTGTCGTCGCCCTCGGCCTCGAGGATGGACTCGATGTACGAGAGGCGGTCCTCGTAGGTCATCTCCGACGTCTGGGTGTCCCACTCCTCGAGGCTCATGCCGTCGAAGACGTGGTACTTCATGTTGGAGTCGTCCTTCTTGGACTTCGGCGACATCACGACCGAAGCGGACTCGTTCCAGTCATCGCCAAGGGCCTCGCCGTCGAGCACGAAGTCGTCGTACTCCAACGCCTCGAGCCGCGCCGCGATGCGGGGCAAGGTCTCGATGGGACTGCCACTGCGGGTGAACAGGGACACCACGCCGCACCGCTTGATAGCGACGCATCGGAGACCGTCGAGCTTGGGATCGCCGCGGACCGGGTACTTCACCTCGCCGAGGATGGTGATTTTGCCGTTCTCGCAGGAGGACTTCAGGGTCTCCGCGAGCTGGACTGCGAAGCCCACGATCGAGTTGGGCCACGTCTTGTTGATGGCCGAGTCAGACACGCCGCATCGGAGGTTCTTCAGGAGGATGCGCTGGCACCACTTCTGCTCCACGGCAGTCATCTTCAGGAAGTGGCTGTTGACCAGGTCCTTGGCGGCATTGCCCTTGACCGCTCGGGACGCCAGCTTCTCGGTGATGACGTCGAGGAAGGCCTCGACCATGTCGTCACCAGAGCTCACCATCGATGCCTTCGGCATCTTGAACTTGTTGAAGTAGAACGGCACGTTGGCGTCACACGCCAGGATCAGTGCCCGCTTCAGCAGCTTGTTCTTGCGATGCTCGTCGAGAATGGCCTCCTTGGCGAGGCGACCGCTGACAGCTTCGAGGGATTCGAGAATTTCGATGACAGTGCTCATGTGTTCCTTTGTTCAGCGATTGAAGAGGGCGTAGTCGACCCGCTGGAAGGTCCAGCTCATGCTGGGTGCATCCGGGATCCGGAGGGTGTAGTACTTCATGTTCGGCTTGCGGCTGCTGCCGTCATCGTACTTGATCTTGTAGGTGCCAGGCTTGATGTCCGAGAAGAGAGCCCGCTCTCGACCGTAGGACGCCCACTTGCGGACCGATCCGATCCTCATCTCGTGCCGCAGCTTGTTCTGCTTGACAACACGAGTGATCTCCTCGACAGCTCGAAGGAGTCGTTCCTTTTCTTCCTTCTCGAGGCGTGCATCGTTGTCATGGGTCATGCACGACACAGGGCCAGTGATCATCGAGGAGATCTCTGACACGAACTGCGACAGGGCGTGGATACACTCCCCACGAGCCTCGAAGGCAGCAGGGTTCTGATACGCAGCTCCAGCAACAGAGAGCCTGAAGGCCAGACGGACCATGGTCCACAGGTTTCCCTCGCGGTCCTTGACGTCCTTCTGGTCCTCTGACCAGTAGAATCCCATGGTGCAGATTATGGGATAGCCCCCGTTGTCCTTCTTGACCTCGTACTCGAACGTGAACCCAGGAGCCCCGTTTAGAACGTCGTGCGACAGGAACGCCTTGTTGAGGCGACTCAGGTCACCTTCCTTCATGTACTTGACCGACGGCGAGGTCATCACCTTCTGAAGGATCAACCGCGTAAGGACAGCAGCGTGAGAGCTGGGAGGGATGTTCATCTGGGGGTGAGTCCTTCGACTTAAGAACTATACCACACAGCCGCCCCACTTTGCACTGATCTCACACAGATCTGCCCTGAAACGCCGTCCGACAGCGCCCCAAGGCAGATGTGCACGCGGGCAAACTCCCGTAGGGTCAGGGAGCGTCTGGCTTTCGAGCCTTCTTCTTGGGAGGCTCATCGAGCACCGGCACAGGTCTCATCAGCGTGACTGTGTCCTCGGGCAGGCAGATGGGTGCCTCGAGCACAACGACCCCCTCGGTCTGAGAGCTGACGGTCGGAAGAGCGGTTCCCACAACGTCGAGAAATTGCTTCTCTGACGGAGGGTTCACTCCCATGCTGCGACAGCGATCCTTGAGGAGCTCGAAGGTCGTGATTCCTGACTCCTGGAGGAATTTTGCGAGCGTCTTGCGGCGCCGGCGAAGGATGTCAGTCAGGTTGACGCGGGAAATGCTCTGCTTGTGAAGTCTCATTCATCACCTTGCCTCGCGCGAGAGGCGCTTCTGTGCTTCGATCTTCTGCAGCACCTCGCAAATTCCCTGCTGGAATTGTGGTGCCTTGACGATTGCGTCAATGCGGTCGTCGTTCACTTCCAGATCCCACTGCTTGACGATCTCTCGAGCGAACTTGGACATCACGCGAAGTACGTAATTCCTCGCTGAAGAATGGTTCATCTTGAAGCCGATCTCGGTCATGACTTCCGCGATCTCGCGGTAGTTGACGCCTCCGTCGGTCTCTGCAGTGCTCGCGTACACAGCTGCCTTCTTCGTCATCGAATGAACACCCTGGGCGAGAACCTCGCCTGTTGTATGTCAGCCAGCCTGGAAGTCAGGTTGGCGGCAGAGGTCCTGGACGGGTCCGACTTGGACTCGGACATCGCTGACAGGACCTCGATCTCTTGGGTGAGAAGGTTCTTGATGCGCACGACGTGGTACAAGATGAGCATCAGACTCATCCAGCACCCGCCCAGGAAGAAGATCCCCATCACCTGCAGCGCGAGGATCATGTCAGAGGCTCTCCTCGCTTGAGGGCCTCGGCTTCCTCATCAGAGATCGTGTACGGAGAGCGGTCCATCTCCTCGTCAAACAGGCCGAACCGCAGCCTCAGGATAGCGGACTCTTTGTCAGTCAACTGGCACAGTACCCCTCGTACGATTCCCAGCAACTCGTGGGCAGCGACATTCGCGAACGGATCGTTGTCCTCGCTCTTGTCGATGATCTTGTCCTCCAGTGCTCCGCTATCGGGATCGGTGGACATGGTCTGGTTGAGAGAGATGACGTTGCGCCCGGAGGACATCGTCGCCCGGACGACGGCCTCTGACGCATCTACGAGAGACAGCATCTCAGCATCCGAGGGCTCGCAACCCATGTGCGACTTGTACTCTTCGACCGCCTGCAGCATCTTCTTTTGCACATTCACAGCGTGCGCGGGAAGACGAATCATGCGCTTGCGACGCACGACGTGTTGGCTGATGGCTTGCTTGATCCACCACGTCGCATACGTGGAAAACCTGAAGCCCTTCTTGTAGTCGAAGCGATCGATCGCCTTGAGGAGTCCCAGGTTGCCCTCCTGGATCAGATCCTCTAGTGGCATGTTCGATGCCCTGTACTTCTTGGCGATCGAGATGACGAGCCGCAGGTTGCACTCAGCAAGCTTGTTGCGAGCTCGAGATGCGGCGTTTCCGCCCTTCTCGAACACCTGGAACAGCTCGACCACCTCGGGATGCTTGAGCTGCGAGAACGCCCGCAGGTCATTGAGGTACGCCCCGACGGCGTCCATCTGCGGGTCGTTCTTGCTCTTCTTCTTCTTGACGGGGGTCTTTTCGATGTCCATCATGTGCCTTAGTTGACGACCGAATCGCTGGGCTGGGCACCCCACAGCGATCGCTCGTAGATCATGTGTGCATCGGCCCGATCGTCGCGAACGATCATCTCGCGCTGCACGTACGCGAGCTCGACTTCCCACTTGCGCGTGCTCACTCCCGCCCGAATCGCCTTCTCGCGATCGCTGCGGAGGCCTTCCGCGCGCTGCGTCAACTCCATGTCCGCCGCGTAGGCGAGGTCATCCATCGAGACCACTTCGGGATCCACGAGGCTGTAGTTGCTGTTTCGGTCGACGTTGCTGAACTTCTTGATCTTCTTGTTCATGATCTTCTCTCGGAAGAGGTTGCACGCACTGCCCAATCTACACTAACTCTAACACATGTTCAAGAACTGTACACTACAGAATGCACATGTGACCTTTCAAAAATTGATGACACCCCACTCACCAGGGCCGATCGTGTAGACGACTTTTGACACCCCGACTGACTGCATGCGCATCTGGCATCCACGACAGGGTCGGGCAAGAGCCCATTCGCCATTGTTCCGGACCCGAGCTACCCAGACTGTGGAGTGAGGCGTCATCTTCCTCGAGAGCCTCGCCTCAGCGTGGTGGTTCGGAGCGGGCTTCTTGTCGGAGACGTTCCGAGCAGTCACGATCACGCCATCGGACCTGAGACCCACAGCGCCGAGGAAGTTCTCTCGACAGTCTCCAAGGTTGCTCTTGACTGCGATGCTAGCTGCGAGAGCAAGCATCTTCTTGTCGGATGGCACGATATATCCATAACTCGTTGAGAGAGACCTTTGCACATACTTACTTTCAGGAGATTCGCACATGAAAACTTCGCAAGCCGGGCTGGAATTCATCGCCAAGTGGGAGGGGACTGTCCTCAAGCCCTACAAGGACGTCGCGGGCCTGCGTACCATCGGCGTGGGACATCTGATTGTCGCAGGAGAAAACTTCCCTGACGGTGTGTCCATCACCAAGGACCAAGCTCTCGACATTCTTGCACGCGACGTCGGCAAGTGCGAAGTCGCCATCGAGAAGAACATCAAGGTCCCTCTCACGCAGAACCAGTTCGACGCTCTCGTCTCCTTTGGGTTCAATTGCGGCACCGGCATGTACACTTCCTCTGACGCCTGCAAGGAGCTCAACAAGGGCAACTACGCGGGGGTCGGCCCGGGCCTCATGCAGCACAATCACGCGAGGATCAACGGCGTCCTGGCTGTCGTTCCCGGCCTCACCAAGCGCCGCCAGGAGGAGTCGGACATGTTCAACTCTGTCGACGTTCCCGACAACTTCGTCCTGTGGACCAAGGCGATCCTCACTGACGTACAGACCAAGCTCGGCCGCCTGGGACTGTACGACGGAGCTCTCGACGGCTACTGGGGGAGCAAGTCCGACGGCGGAATCAGGACGTTCGCAGCCCAGATGGGTATCGACATCGTCATCGATCCTCGAATTGGAATCACCCGTGAGCTCATGGAAGCGCTGGACGACAAGGGCAGAGCCCCGGACGCATGATCCTCCGATTCGTCGTCCTCGTCATTCTCCTCATCGCGTCTGTTGTCGCGCCTCCGACCCAGAAGCGACGAACTGTCCTCGTGATTGGCGACTCGTTAGGCGTAGGCATGGGACCCACGCTACAGAAGCTAGGAAGAGCGGACGGAGACACGGTCATCGTGGAGGCAGTGGTCGGCACCACGACCTGCCAGTGGGCGACGCGGGTCGAGTCATCTGTCAAACGCAACAAGCCCACGACAGTCCTGATCTCGCTAGGAACGAACGACACGCCCAACACGCGATCATGGCTGACAGCTCACGTGGGATGTTACTCTGGCGTCGCCAAGGAGATCCGAGCGACCGGAGCGGACGTCATGTGGATCCTGCCCCCAACGCTGCCCGCTCGTCTCGAGGACAACCGCAAGTGGGTGTCTGTTGAGGCAAGGAAGGTGTCAGATCGGTCATTCGACTCGACCACGCTGACACTTCCGAGAGCACCCGATGGCATTCACTTTGCCCCTCAAGGGTACGAAGCCTGGGCCAAGCAGGTCTGGGCCTGGTCGAAGTGACTAGACCTCACCGAACTTGACGAGGTTCTCTGCGATTGCCTCCAGGCTGTACGTCAGGTCCTGCAACTGGTGCTTGTAGGACTCGCGGAGGTGCTGAATTGCGACAAACCGTCGGACTGCCTCGTGCTTAGTGAACAGCTCAGTCTCCTTGGAGTCCAACCGATCTACCCTGCGGAGGAGCGCGATCTTCTTAGCAACCTGTGACTTGAGAAACTTGACGCGCTTCGACTCCATAGCGTCGCAATCTACTTCGTGTAGCCGTCTTTGGCCCATCCGGGCCCGCTCAATGAGAACGCCGAGCCACTAACTATGAGGCGGTTGCTGCACATGACATAGCACGTCGGGCACTCGGCCCAGGCTTTGTCAGAGATCTTCTGGTCTGCTTCGAACTCCGTCTTGCAGACACGGCATCCGTACGTGTAGGTGGGCATGGAAAGAAGAGGTGGTTACTGCGCCAACGGCTTGACGTTTTCACCTATTTTGAAGGAAGATTCGAGAGATCCGTCTCGCCGTGAGTGTGGCTCACGGTCCATAGCTGGTCGTAACGTAGATTGCTGTGGGTCACTTGTACAATCAGACGGGTTCTAGCTCGGACTCATCGTCCTTTTCGGGCATGTCAGTCGGCATCACGCCCGCAGAGTCATCCTCAAGAGCTTCCTCTCCGGGAGCGTCCACTGTGTTGTCCTCGGGAGGAGTCTGGCCAACGTACGCCTTAGCGTCCTCGGGACGACCCGGATCGCCCTCTGTTCCCATGGGTCGCCCGGGAGACTTGTACCAGAAGGCATGAATGTCAGTTCCGCGCTCCATCTCCCAGGGATAGAAGCCCTTGATGTCTGTCGGGTCCGCCGTCACGGACGCACCTGCCGGGTTCTCCAGCAAGAAGCACCTCACGAACCGGCGAACCTCGGCTATGCCATCGTCGTCGCCCTCATCATCACCGTCGAGCCAACCACCGTTGCCGAGCCGCTCCTTGTCGTCAGACGACACGGGCTCTACCTCGTTGGCTCTCCAGCGTCCAGGAACGTCTCCCTGCTGCACCAGAGACTCCCGGATAAATCTGCGCAAAATCGCGTGGGTAGTCATGTGACTAAATAGGAAGCATTTGATGAGTGCTGGCTACAATGTCTCCATGACTCTTCTCGCCCTATTCACAGTCTTCGCGACTGCGTTCGTATTCCTCGCGCCTCTGTGCTCGTTCCCAGATCGTTCGACCTGCGGGATCGTCATCAGCGAGGCAGACGTGGTTGGAGTTGACCCAGACGATTCCCAGGCGGGGTGACAGCACGCGGATCATCTTGTGCTCTGCCCGGGGAGGGGAGACGTCAGTGATCGGATCCGACAGCACCACGACCACCTCGTCGACGTGAATGTACAGGCACGCGTCGTAGTCCTTCTGACCGTAGTCGCCCGCCCAAGCTGGAACCTCGTCGTATTCAGCCACTGCTAGGCTGCGAACGAAGGTCATCCCCGCGCAGTCCACACGAGAGCGAACAGTGGGCCGAGACCGAGGGTCTTGATCGGCCCGTCGAACCAACCGTCGCTCTTGCCCCACACCTGGTGCTCCTCGTCGGGAATGATGTGCAGCACCCAGGCGCTCTTCGTCTTCTTTCGGAACAGGGTCACGAAGCCTCCGTCCTTCCACGCGAAGGACAGCTCGGTCAGATTTTTCTCAGACATCAGTCTTCTCCTTCTTGAGCAGATTCATCGCAGCATCGCACACCGCGTGCGCCCACTCGTCAGTGAACTCGTCGTCGAGGCCGACGTACATGTTTCCGTAAGTCTCGACGTGGTCGGCGTAGAAGTCCTGGACGTGGTAGTCCACCTCGCACACGTCGAGGATTGCAGTGACGCGAGAGAGTAGAGACTCCTTCGTGCGGGCATACATCCCGGGAAACTTCCGGGTGGTGACAAGCATTCTTTCGGCGATCATGTCTTTCTCTCAGATCTTGTATGTGGCCTGGATGTAGTTGATGGGTTTGCTGACTTTGGCTTCCATGCGAATGTCGATTTTGCCGTCAGAATCTGTCGACGAACTGACGAACTTGACATCATACAAAGTGGGCCATTCATCGTCAGTGTAGGGCCACAGCACTTTAACTCGTTGAACAGTCCCATCAAACTTCTCAATCGATACGACAGTTCCCCTGCCGCAGTTTTTCCACGCATGCTCAACAAACTCACCGACTTTGACAGGCTTGCCGTTCTCGAATGCATTCCCAGAGATCTTCAGGGAAGTCCGCCATTCAACCTTGACAATCATGGAACATCCTTTGAGCCCGAGCCGTACTGGTAGTCGAGATAGAAGATGAGACCACTTGGCAGAGTCATGGGCTGGATGCTCACAAGAGAGTTCGCAACAAGCTGCTGAGGAGCTGCCTTTCGGATGTTGGGCAGCTGGAAATTGGTGAACTTGTTCGTGGGAATCGGCGTCGACCACAGGACGCGGACTCTGTGCACCCGTTCGCCGTCAGGCGGTGAGTCATTCGATGGCGGAACAATTCCCACCACCACACCGAAGATGTCTTTGTAGACGGCGTGGCGGACCTGCTGACCTCTCGAAGGAAGTCTTTCCTCATTCACGCTGCTTCCGAGCTCACAGAAAGCAACGCCCGACAGGTCGGTCACAGACTACAAGAAGCTGACTGTGACCGACCCGGACTCAGACATCGACCGTCAGGCGGTGGTCGAACTGCGAGTTCTCCCCGTGCCCCCTGTAGCCGGCGGGATTGCACACGACCCTCGTGTCCTTGACCGTGTAGCCCATCGAGTCGTGGGTGTGGCCGTGGACCCAGAGCTTCGCGCCCCTGTCCTCGACCAGCGGCGTCACGTCGTGCAGGAAGTAGCGGTTAAAGGAATCGCCCGCGTACCTCGGGTGCACCGACCTGGGATGCGGCATGTGGTGGGTGATCACGACGTCACCCTTCTGGACCTCGGCGTCGAGGAACGACGTGCAAGCCATGCACTTGTTCTTGATCCACGGGCGGAAGTTGCGGATGACGTTGAAGTCGTTCAGGTTGTCGTCTCCGTGCTCGAAGCCGCCCGTGTGGGCGAACCACAGCGTCGACCCCACGAACCGCTGTCCGTCGATCACTGCGACCTCGTCGTCCAGCACGTGGAGGAGAGGATCCTTGCGAGCGATCTCGCGGAGAGTGTCTGCAGTGCTGACCGGGTTCGAGCCGTAGAACTCGTGGTTGCCCGGGACGTACAGGATGGGACGGGTGCCAGCTGCGTCCCGGAAGAAGTGCATCATGAAGTTCAGATGACGCTGGATGTTGATGTCGCCCGCGAGGATCATGACGTCGTAGCCGGGATCCGTCTGCGTCATGCAGAACTCCCGGCCATCGTCGGCATGGAACTCGAGGTGGAGGTCCGAAAGGATGCGAAGTCTCATGATGACACTCTACTCTGCCAGAATGGAAATTTGCACGTGGTCTAGGCCTTACGCATCTCGTGAGCGAGGTAACGCTCCGTGAACTCCACGTCCTGTATCGTCAGTCCCGGATGGTCCGCCAGGATCTTGTCCTTTGAGTCACCCGCAGCGAAACTTCGCATGACCTGCGGCACTGTGACAGCAGTGCCTGCGTAGTAGACGGCGCCGCCCATGAAGTCGGGATAGCGCTTGAGATTCCGCTTCCAGGCCATGTAGTCTTGGTCCTTCTTGACCGCGGCCTCCACCATGTCATCGACGATCTTCTCGTCCGACTCAGAGATGAGGGGAGCAACGCGGAGGTTCATGTACCTGACGTTGTCCAGAGCGTCCCTCAATTCTGTGAACTTCCCGTCCTTAAACCGCCAGGGAATATGTTGCTCGCCCTGTGATGAGTAGTGCCTGCACAGGGAGAAGGCCTCGTCAGTCGTCGACTTGGCGGACAGGACTTCCACGACGTCGCCCTCGTGGTCGACGATCAGAATGAACTCACTCGGCGGTCTCATTCGGCTTTCCTCACGATCTCAGTACACTCCACGGACACCCACGCTAAGCCACGGGGCGTCAGGATCTTCTTGTGGGGAAAGCCCCCGTCCTTGTTCACGCCCAGGACGGGATAGATGCTGTTTATCGGCTCACGCCACACGATCTGCCAGTCGTCGACGCTGGTGACGGGCACTGTCCCCCAATTCTGGGCCATCGTCGCCCAGTGCATGGGCCAGAACAACCTAACCAGCTCGTACCTCATTCGTCGTCGCAGATCTCGGTCTCTGGTCTGACGGAGCGGGTGATCGGTCGCAAGCCGAAGGACGACTGATTTGTCCGGACACGAATCTCCTCGACCTCATCCTCGAGGTCCTCTACGCGTTCCTCGAGTCGGTTGATCAGCGCAAGTAGTTCTTTCTTCTTCACTTGTTCAGCTCCTCTCGCACTCTCTGGATGATGTGCAGGTTCTTGTATCCGTCGAAAAGGTACGACGCCTTGAGGAGAGAGGCAGGCAGCCTGATCTTCTTGTTCGTGATCAGCTCCCACACGGGCTGAGTGCCATTTCCGTCATCGACTCTGATCTCGGAGAATCGACTGCTCTGCAGCCTCTCCGCCCAGTCGTCTGACGTCTTCGACTCTTCAGTTGCGATCTGAGCCAGTCGCTGTGTCTCCATCATCACAGCATCGATGTACTTCGAGTCGCTGCCTTCGCTGAATCTCTCGTAGTGGCCTCTGTTGAACCACTTGTAGCCGCGCCACACGAGGTTGGGCTTGTCGACCCGAGAGATTCCGAGCTCCCTCACCCTCTCGAGCTGCAGCCACTCAGACGTGAAGTGGATCTCTCCGCGAGTGAGGTAGACCTTGGCGTTCGCGATGTCGAAGCTGTCGGCCACGTCCTGCGCCTCGCCGCAGTTCTTGGTGATGAGCTGAAAGAGAATTCCCCGAGTCAAGAAGAACTCAGTCGCGTAGCCCGCGGAGGACGTGCGGAACCACGGAGTTCCATGGCCGTGGATCTCCATTCGTTGCTTCATGACCTCGACCGCGCGGTCGCCCACTTCCTCGCTCGGGAAGAAGAAGTCGACGTCGCCAGCGTGCTTGCTGATGAAGACTTGCTCATTTCCCGTGTAGATAGGAATGAGATTCTCCCACGTCATGAGCGAAGAGCCATCGTAGTAGTGGAACTTGCCCATCTCTCCCAGAGCGCACAGAGCCACTGCCCGAGCGAAGGATCCGGACAGATAACCTCCTTGCGCTAGACACAGGGAAGCGCCCACCTCGAGGGGCGCACCCAGCACTCGACCGCACGCTGTCAGCCAGTCGAACTTTTCAGACAGCCAGATTGACATCTTTCCTCTTCGGAGGCAAGTAGAAGTGGGCAGCCCTGTTCTCACCCAATGCGATGCGGCGGAAGCAGGTGTTGAATAGGCACGTCGGGCTTCTCTTCGCCCGAATCCTCTCGACCGCGAGCCAGGGCTCCACGCCCAGCATCCGCATAGCGAGAGCCGCGACCAGGGCGCTGCGATTCAAGCCCGCAGCGCAGGTGACGAGGACGTTGCCGCCATTTCCGGCCACTTCTGCCACGACCCTCGCAGTGGCGAAGACCATCGCCATGGTGGCGTTTCCCATGACCGAGTCCTCATCCTCGTAGGGACAGTGGACGACGACGTGGTCCTTGAACTCCTCAGCAGCGAACTGGTGCTGGTCGGCGCACAGGACGACGTGTGTGAAGGTCTTGATGGTGTCGCCCCCACGAACCCGAGGAACGCTGCCCACCCAGATGCCGGGGTAGACCTCGTCAGCGTCTAGCTCTGGGGCGGTCACCCGGAGGCCTTGGTGAGCTTGACGATGCGGACGTTCGTGAAGGAGTCGGAGGCATCACTCTCGAGGAACTTGCCCATCTCTACGAGCGCTCCGTCACGAGTGAACCGCTCTGCTCGGGACTGGAGGATCGACGGCTGACCGTACTCAGTGACGTACATGTCTGTACCGGGACCGAGCTTGTTCGTCTTGACGACGTACCGCTTCTTGTCCTTCTTGACAATCTTCACGGCATAGGCACGATGATCGCAGGTCTTGTCTGCAGCATTGAGCGTGTACCACGCCCAGCGAAGAGTGAATCGCTCTGCATCGATCTGATTCTCACGCCAGGGAGCGTAGGTGTTACCAGACCAGTAACGGGCTTTGGCGTCGTGTGCCTTGTTAACGATGATGTACTCGCTCGGCTTCTTGCTCACTTGTTCTCTCCCTTGATCAGCGCGTGCTTGATTCTCATGTCCACCTCGCCGGACTTCAGGAGGCGGACTTCCTCGCCCAGATAGGCCAGCTCGGCGCACAGAGATGCATACCGAGACTCGTAGTACGCGACGAGCTCTCGCACGTCGCCATCAGTCAGCGTTCCCGACTCCGCCCGCTTGAGAGCGTCAGCGATGAGACGAGAATGCGCCTCTGCCTTCACGTCAGTCACGACGCCACCTCACACCAGGCGGCGTGGGTCTGGATGGGAGGAAGGCCCTTGTGAGCCTTGCGGTCGCCCCACTTGTAGACCACAGAGGCGGGACCCATCTCGGAGTCCATGCTCACCACCGTGCACAGCTCCGTGCCGTACAGGATGAACTTGGAGCCCGTCTTGAGGTCGCCCAGCTGGGTCGCGTGCTCTCGGCCGAGGTGGTCAGTGAACGTCGGAACCTTGATCTTCTTCGCCATGAAAACACCCTATCACTCAGGTTGGGAACATTACACAGCCTCGAACATCTCCGCATCGATCCACTTGATGACTGTGTCATGGTCCACGATGACCGCACGGTGGGGCGTCACAGCGATGATACATGGATCGATAAGACGACCATACGGCTCTTTTTCACGTGCCCGAATCATTGCACGCAGTCTATCTTCGGTTGCACGCTGTGCAACACCCGTGGCCATCCACCACCGACGACGTGTTTGTTCAGCCCTGACAATCAGACGTTTGACTTCTGCGCTCATCTCAGGGTTGAAGACTCGATATACACTCTCATTGCCGGCGAGCAATTCAGTGACGTGCTTCGTCACGCTGCTGCTGCTGTATCCTCGACCATTGTAGTCGATTGAGTTTCCGCCACCGAGATTGAAGATCGCAGGCTTTCGATCTGTTGCATCTGGAGCCATCGTCTTGAGAGTGGAGAAGAGAATACTCGAGGCAGTAAGCCAACGTGTACGAAGCTTCTCAGACAGACGCCACAGATAACGCCAGTTCCGCGCGGTCCTCACGTGGATGCCAAGGTTCACGTCGTCATCAGACGGCCCTCGCCATTGGATGCCACACTTCCAGTCGAGTCGACCATTCTTGAGGTACGAATCAGTCCAGTATTGGGGCTCGAAGTCGTCCAGATTGATGGGCTTCACGTTCCCACCCTATCACGCGCGGAGAGACCTTTGCACTCGCGTCAGATCACGGCTGAACTGCCCTTGCGACAGATTCTGACCATGCCTGCGTGGACGGTCCCATTCCAATATTAGACAGTGAATATGCTTATTTGCCGGCGGATAATTCGCAAAATCGGATGAGTGAATACCCATACAGATTGTGGCGATTATTCCTGGGACACTTCTGCGTCCTTAGCGCCTGGCTCCCTCAGCAGAATGGCGTCCACAAGAACGTTCTCCCACGGGCGGTAGGTGAAGATGTCCTGGCGCATGGAGTGCGAATCCTGCACGAGTGTCATGATTTCAATGCGGTCGATTGCTACCCGCTCTGTCGTTGGAGCCAGTGCCACTCGCAAAACAAGAACAGTGGCCTCCTGGATGGGAAGCCACCAAACTTGTCCTGCTCTGATTTTCTGGGCCCCTACAACCCCGACGGCTTGTTCCATATGCATGCGTCTCGCCAATACGTGACCTTTCGTTGTCCCTTGAACTCTCGGAGGCCCGTCGTCTTCGGTCCCGCCGCGAGGTACGTGATCCTCATCTCTTCCTCAGAGAGGAGATCCTTCCGAATGACGGTCCACACTTCTAGCCCGTTCATGCTCTCGTACACGAAGGACATGCCGGGCATGATGCTGTTTCCGTCGATTCCGCCACCGACCATCAGAAGCCCACCATCTCAAAGGACGCGTCCACCTGGCAGTGCTCTCGCAGGAACCTCTCCTCAGCGATGATCCAACTGTAGAGGTATTGGTCGAGGTCCCTATTGACGGTCGAGTAGATGATGCGCTCAGTCAGTTGCTGGACGTCGACGTCGAGAGCTGCGAATGCCATGGCGTACCATCTCAGGTCGATCCTTTGGACCTCGTCAAGCTCAGTAGGCTGCAGCCGCGTGAACGACAGATGCTGGGACGGTGAGTGCCACTCCACCCGTACGCGCAAGATCCGCCTGGGACCCATCGTCACGTTCGACATGCTGTACTGAGAGGAAACGTAGGTCACGTCTCGTCCTCGTAGATCTCCTCCGGCTGCAACGCTGCGACCTCGAGGAGGCTCACGATGTACCGTGAGATCTGGTGCAGGATGTGGTCGGGCTCAGCGCCCTCGCGAAGTGGTCCCGCCCAGATCTCCAGAGACCCCTCGATCGCCTTGCGAGTCTTGGCAGACACCACCATCGGTGCGGGAGCAGACGCGGACTGAAGGGCCGCGCGGCCGAGCTGGACAGCTGTGTACTGCCACTCGGCCTCCTCGAAGCCCCTCAGACCGTTCGCGGCCGCAGCCACGAGTGCCTTGGGCACGCGAACGGTGACGTTCTTCATTCGGTCGCCGCCTTGAGCTCAGAGAGGAGCTTCTCTGCTAGAACACGGCCGTACTCCTGTGCCTCCTCGGAGGTGAAGCCGTCGGGCAGGTCGAAGTCAGCCGACTCCTCAGAGCCGCCCGAGTCGATCGTGAGGCCGTCGTCCTCGTACTTGTCGATGACGTCCTGGAACGCCTCGATGACGCGCTCGTCCTCGAAGTCCACCTCGTCAGAGACGGCCACCTCGAGAATCTCGTCCTCGTCCGTGTCGATGATGTTGTAGTGGACAGAGATGGTCTTCATCTACTTCTTCTCCAGTTCGATGTATGAGGCAAGTTGGTTTCTGACGATGTCACGACGTGCTCCGACTTCCATGAGCAACTTGTTAGCAAGCACCTCGCTGATCATGTCATACCTCAGGCGCGCCCGAATTCCATTCGCGTGCTCTTCAAGCATTGTCAGCTCTGAACATGCATCCCGCACGAGCATGCGAAGAGTGTAGTCAGGAATGCTTGCAAGACCAGCCATCAGTCAGCTCCCTTGATGTTCGCGACCGGATACAGGCGGTTCTGCACCTTCGCGATGTTCTCGTCTTCGAGCACCGCCAGGACGGAGTCGAGATCCTTGTAAACGTGCGCGCACTCGTCGAGCGGGATGTGTCGGTGGTTGGACATGATGCCCTCGACCGTCGTTCCGTTGAACGTCCGCTTGACCGTCGCCATCTCCTCGTCGATGTGGAGCTGCTTGTGCTCCAGCTGCCGCTTCGCCTTGCCGCGAGCCATGATTCGGCCGGAGCCGTGGTTCACGCTGCAGCACGACTTGTACGCGCCCTCCTGCGGGATGAGGATCGCCGCGCCCTCGTACATCGAGCCCGGGATCAGGCACGGGTGACCCGTCTTCTCCCAGTGCGTTCCCACCAGGTCCGGGTGGCCCGCCGGCATCGCTCGCGTCGCCCCCTTGCGGTGGACGAAGCCCTTCTTGTGCGTCCCGTCCGGCAGCACGAGCGTCTCCTCCTGAACCAGGTTGTGGGAGATCTCGTAGTAGACCTCGACGTCGGAGTTGAAGACCTCCTGCGTCGCCTCGCGGATGCCCGCGACGATGATGTGCCGGTTCGCGACAGCGAAGTTCGCTGCCGAGTTGTGGTGCGCCCAGTACTCCTTGCCCATCGGCTCGTCCGCGTACAACCACGCGTCCTCACGGCGCGACTCCGGCATTCCACGGACGCGAGCACCCTCGTAGAAGTAGTGGTTCGCCGTCTGCCAGCCGTAGCCTCGAGACCCGCAGTGCACCATGATGTACACCTCGCCCGTGTCGCGGTCCACCTGCATCTCGACGAAGTGGTTTCCACCACCCACCGAGCCCAGCTGGCCCAGCACGGAGTCGTACGCCCGCGGGATCTTCTTCAGGTCCGCCATGGGATCGACCGGAATGAACTGGCGCTCGCACAGCATCTCGTCCACGCCAAGCGCCTTCGCGCCGTAGCGGAGGATCTCGTCCGCCTGCGTCTGCGTGAACTTCGGCATCAGCTTCGGGCGGTGGTGTCCCTTGCCCGTCGCGATGCGGTCCTCCACCTCGCGAACCCAGCGCTGCCGATCGTACTTGCCCTTGATGGAGCCCGCGTTCAGCTGCGCCTTCATGTACAGGATGCCGCAGGAGATGTCGTAGCCCGACCCGCCCTGGATGATGACGTTGTCCGTCACCACAACGGATCCTACCGGAACTCCGTAGCCCGAGTGCGTGTCCGGCATCAGGTACGCTCCGATCACGCCCTCGTAGGACGCTCCGGACGCGATCTGCGACCACACGTTCTCTTCAGAAGCGTTGTACAGCTCCTCTGACAGGAACGCGTGCGCCTCCACCTTCATCCCGCCCACCTTCGGCAGGACGTAGTGGTTCGTTCCGACCTTCTCTACCGCGTACTTGAATGACATGATGCTCTCACTCTAACATGCCCGTGCAACACTTTACACTGGGCTGCTTTATTCGGGACAAATGGCGTGCTGGTCAACCCTGCTGATTTGTCGGAGATTTGCTGAGGTCAGCCTGGTAGCATGGGCAGTTACATTCGTTGCCCTCCCAGCACTCTCCAGACCAGTGGTATTGATGCCCACATGCGCAAGGCGTGGCAACCAGGATATCCCTGAAGATCACACCCCAGAAGTGAGCCAACTTCCAGATCGCCATCTCTTGCTGGAGAGCAGCGAACCGATCGTGCAGCCTCCAAGCTGCCCGCTCCATAGCAGCGTGCTTGTAGTCCATCTCGACCGGACCGTGCATGCCCTTGCACCGCTTCGTGTATTCTGCGGCGGCTCGCCGACCCTCCTCAACGAGAGCCTTCGCTTGCTCGTCCGTGAGGCGAAGCGCCTGCGGAACGTAAGTGTTGAGATTTGTGCCCTTCTCGCACTTATACCTGTTCACGAGGGGTTCATCGTGTTGCAGGCACACGTCCTCAGACGGCAAGCACCCGTAGCTGTTGACATTTCTCGCCATGTCACACCGGCCACAGGACGACGCAGGGAATGCCGCCCTCAAGAACGTCATCATCAGTGTACCCAAGTCCCGAGAGCTCAGGAGTAAGCTCGCCGAGGCCAATTGTGCCGCGTCTGTCCTTGTCGCGCTTGAAGACCTGATTCTCTCCGTCGGCACCCGCGCACAACCTGAAGCTGTTTCCCTCCCCATCGCCTGCCATCACGACGACATGCTTCGGATCGCAATTCTTCAGCTCCTCGATCAGCTGTTCCACTGTAATGGTCACGGCTTCTCCCCGTTCAGGACGCGAATCGCCTTCTGGACGTCTGCTGGTTGGATTCCAACGTGTGCATTCGTTCGAATGAAGTTCTCGCCGAGACCCTTCAGATTGGTGTCATCGATTGCGACCCACGATTCCACGTCGTGGCACTCAAGCCACTCCTTGATCTCTTCCTCACGACCACGGAAGATCTCCCCGTCGGGAAACTCCTCGATGGTCCTGCCCACACACGTGCCTTTGAAGCCTCGGCGGGTCAGGAAGTCCATGAGTCGATCGTCAGAGTACGCGCACCGCCACGACGTGGAGAACACTGCCATAGCTCCCGTCGCCTCGACGATCTCATTGATCAGTACGATGCGTTCGGGATCAAGGTCCATGGCAGGGTCAAATGCCGCGCCCGTTACCTGACTTCGACGCTCATCGAAAGTCCTGTGGAGCCACTCGTTTGAGTTCGCTACACCATCGAAGTCAAAGAAAAAGACGCGCATTGTTGATTAGCTCAGCTTGATGACTGCGTGTCGGAATCGTCGGTAGGACACGTACTTGTGGTACGGACCCCACTTCGAGTCTGGAGCCGCGGGAACGAGAACCTGGACGTTGTAGGGCGTGAACCCGGAAATGGTTCCCCGATACGGATGCCCCGTATAGCCCGCCATGACCACGTCATCGCCGAGGGTGCAGGGCTTGCCCAGGCTGTCGATGAGCGGCCTCACGGGCGCTGAGAGCTTCTTCGTGCCCGACTTGGGACGGGCTCGATACTCTGCCACGTAGCGGATGAACTCGTCGGCCGTGCGCACGTGCCGCTCCCCCGTGGTGAGGTCCACGGTGACCACGACGAGGCCGTCACCAGCGTCCTTGATGAAGGCGTCGTTCTTTCCCGGCCCGGCGATCATGCGCTCCGAGGAGACCGCCCAGTAGCGAGTGAGCTTGCGCGCCAGCGCCGACGCAGTCCGATGGGCGATGGGCTTGTGAGTCACCCGAAAGTAGTTGTTGTAGGGCCCCTTGAACGCGTACTTCTCCTTGGAGGAGTTCTTCTTGGTGCCGACGAGGTAGTGGACGCAGTTGGAGATGTTGCCTGACATGTCTTTCTCTTTCGATGGTTGGATGGGAGTTCCACAGACGTAGTTGCGCCGGCGCCGCAATGGGCTAGAGGATGCCGTTGGTGATTCTTCCGATGTTGTTGATCCCTTGCATCATCCGCATTCGACCCACTGGGTTCTGGGAGTGCACGAGTAGCGTCATGTCCGGGATGAACCCTCCCTGGTTGACGGCCCAGTGAAAGAACTCCTCGAGGAACACGACCACGTCGTAGCCCGTTCCAGTGTGCTCGCACGTGCTGGGAATCCCCGGCCCATTATACTCGGCCAGGCATCGCTTGCACACTCCCAGGTCGTGGTCAAGAGAGATGGTCATACCGTCCCATCCCGTCCGACCTGAGCCACCCACTTCCACAAGGTGGGCGATCAGCTCAGGCGCGGTCCGGAAGACCAACCACGTGTCATCGGGCGGCGACCGCTCGTCGTCGAGGAAGATCTTGTTCACGGCTGGTGGGTCTCCATCTCGATGTGGGTCACGGCGAGAAGGGCACGCTTGCCCAGCTCATCCTGCACGAGGAGGAAGACGGGAGTGGACTCCACTACCACGAGCCTCGTGCCCTTGTGCCAGTGGAGGTGCGGTTCCTTGAGGGTGACCCGCACGCCTGCAGATGGAGAACGAGCCGGCGGGCAAGGGGGCGTCCACTGTCCAGCGAACTTGTCAGTCGAGTCCCTGCGAATCGACGCAATCCCGTAGAAGATCAGCGGCGAGCAACACAAGAGAACGATGAAGAGCGCGGCGAGGATGTCCATGTACCAACCCTATCACTTAGGACGTTGACTTTACACTACTTCATCAGCTCTTCCCACCGAGCCTCGAGGAAGCGGGAGTAGATCAGGCTAGGAAGACCGTAAGCCCCGATGGAATAACCCTCGTTGGCTTCCACGAGGATCGTGTCACCCGTCGCAGTTCGGCCGACGTCCAGAGAGTGCGCTGCAGGCATCTTGCCTCGACCGTCCTTGATGGCAAGCTTCAGGATGTCCATGTCGAAGCCCAACGATGGGTCACCCTTGTAGTGCTTGACGCCCACGAGCTCGTCATTCCTGACGAAGCACCGCCACTCGGACTTGAAGTCCACGAGCTCACTGCACAAGACGGGCGTGTCATCAGGGCAGACCGCGACGTTGAGCCTGCTACGTGGGTCCGCAGGGTCCCAGATGAATCCCGTGAAGATCTTCTGCTTCACGGGCTTGACGAAGAAGACGTCAGCGCTCTGTCGGGCCTCGCCCAGCGTGGTCTCCCAGATTCGACGGGAGATGAGCCACTTCAGGTGGGGCGGGTAGTCGAGAGGCGGCGGCGCCTGTTTTCCGAAGAATCCCAGCACCTCCCAGACGTCACCGATGTGGCCACAGACGATGGTCTCCTTGGTAAGCTTGCCCTGGTCGAAGTACTCCTTCAGGTCCCCGAATCCGTAGAACGGAACGACGGGCACACCCTGCATGGTGAACCCCTCGGCCGCAGCAAACGTATTGGCATTGTCTGGAAGACTTTCACGATACCGAACATACGCTCTTTCGATCATTTTGCCTCTTCGGTCAGCGACTCGACACTCAACTTTTCAAGTCGCTTGCGCTTCTTCGTATCGCTAATCTTCTTCTTCGTCTCATCTGAGACGACTCTCTTTTTCAGAGATGCTGTGATCTTGTCACGGTGTTCTTTCGTGATGATCTTTCTTTTGGCGCCATCACTTAGGTGTCGACAGTGTTCCTCAGAGAGCGTTTTGCCGATTTGTGCATCACTCATCTTCTTCTTCGTCAGTTCAGAGCAGGGAATACCTGCTCGACCATCACCACCAGATGTCAAATTATAACCAAGCAATCGATCCTGAGTTTTCCACTCAGCGATCAGCCTGATCTCTTCTGCACAAGCCTCGTCGTCGGTCTCAAATCTTGCGAGTACTTCGAATATGAAGCACTCCTCTCCGTATTTTCGAATCGCATGTGCGACTAAGCATGTCCCAGGTCGAATTTTGGCTGCTCTTCGATGTTGCCACCAACGACCATCTGGGTCAATAGACTTGCCGACGTATCGCTTTCCATTCACCGTGTTAGTGATCACATACACAAATGACGGCATTCATCAATTGTGGCGGGCGATCGCCCAAATGTTCACCAGAACTTGGAGATGAAGTGCCAGGCGACGTAGACGACAGCGCTGGCCATGAGAATGCTCCCCACGACCGTGAAGATCACCCAGGCAGTCCACCACCACGGCAGAGTCACCTTGAGCGCAGAGTCGCCGTCACCCAGCCTGAATCGGGGAGGAAGGTAGGACATCAGTAGCCCCTTCCAAGCTTGCTGTTCTGCATCCCGTAGATGAGCATGCTCTGCTCGTCATCGGTGCCGTCCTTTGAATCCACGCCACTCATCGTCACACTGAAGATGTCGAGCACCATGGTCGACAGGCGGCTATGAATCTCTTTCGCCATCTCCATCTCAGCGATGCCGTTTTGGGTGGCGTGCGACCAGGCGCAGATCTTCACGACCGGGCTGTAACCACTGAACTCCTCCACCAGCGCGTCCGGCAGGGACTCGGTGCTGTCCCACGCCTCCTTGACACGCTTCGCGAAGTCGGCTGCAGGTGCCTGGAACTCCTCGTATCGAGCATCGTACATCGCGACGCACTTCGACCGATACGCGGCGTGTTTCTGGGCGTCTTCCTTGAACGAACGAGTCATTTCTTCTTCCTCTTGATGTACTTGCAGTTTGTGCCGAACTGGGACGTCCGACCGCCCACGCGATGGGCCTTCTTGAAGGTGTCTGGAGACGTGTACAGGTAGTTCACGTCGACGAGCGCCGTCGTCATCCTCGCCGAGGGCGGCGGGTGAACAGAGAGGATGAGAGAGCTTTCGTCGGTCGGCCAGATGATGAGATCACCCTGCTCGAGCTCGCCGAACAGGACTACGTCCGTGAACTCATCCCACTTTGACGCCGCAATCACGGAGGAACTCCTCGTATTCCGCGAGCCCGACCGCCGCGAGCTTCTCGAGGTCCTCCCTCGTCATGAAATCATCATGCGCGGAGATGGAGGGCGTGCCTCGACTCTGGACAGCGCCCAGGGCCTTCTCGAGGAGACGCTCGAGCGACTTGCACGCGGCTCGGAGGTCAGCGATCTTTCGGGCGGACTGGGGCAGGTGGGTCACTGAAGAACTCCTTCGGATAGGGCGGGTCGCTGCAAGCGCTGAGGAGTTCCTCGTCTCTCCGTAGCCGACGAGCAGCCTCGTTCATGAGGGACCTGACGTTCTCGGGAACGTCTCCTCCCCGCTCGAGGGCCTGAGCGAGCTGCTCAGTCGGCATCTCGGTGAGCCAGGTCACGCGATGACTTCGGCCTTGGCGGGGGTCGTCTTGTCCTGCTTCGCCTTGGCGGTCCGCTTGACCGTCCGGGTCTTGGGCGCCGGCCGGAGACGGCGAGCCGCCTCGTTGATGTAGTCGTACGCTTCCGACGACGGGAAGCGCTGGGCGAGCTCTCGCAGCTCGAAGGCGAGCTCGGCCGGGGTCATCTTCTTCGCGCGGGCAGTGTGGTCGACGGACATGTGCTTCTCTTCTTTTCGGGGCCAAGCGCCTCGCACCTTCCGGTGGTTGGTCGCCTCAATCTGAACTCTTTTACTCTATCACGCGAGCGTCTTACTTTGCATTCCGCTTCGCGTGGTCATCAGCGAGGATGTCCTCGATGGCGTTGTCGCAGTAGGACTCAAGCTCGATCACGGGCTGGTGATCACGAGTGGGCATTCCGGGCAGCCCATCCTCGATGTAGAGGTGTCGGACGCCAGCCTTGGGCGTGTTGCGCTGAATGATCTCTCGCAGGTACTCCTGCCAGTTGAGCTTCTTCGTTGCGTTGTCCATGGTCTTACTATACCACGTCGACGCTCAACTTTGCACGACACATGCCGGCAGGGACGAAATCAGCGCATGTGCGAGATGCTCATGCCGCCGGTGACCTTCTCAGGTCCATTGACGATCTTGCCGCCGGGCTGCCACATCTCAGGGTCCTGAAGCTGGCTCTCGATCTCCATACGAGCCTCGCGCTCACTGGTGGCCTCGACCTCGATCTCCTCAGTCCCGCCACCGCCGAAGTCGACCTGAGCGATCCACTTCGTCTCGGTGAGACGGGCACGGGTGACTTCCTCGCGAATGACCTGACGGAGCTGCTTGACTGTGATGCGCATTGTTCTACGTAGGCGTCTACTGACGAATCTTTCCTGCAGCCTGCCTCAGTAGACGCCTGACGCTTGACAGCGCGAATTGCTTCTCTTGGGGACCGAGCGCCTCGAAGTCGTCGAACATGTCGCACACGTCCTCGAGGTCGTCGGCCAGATCTCTGTCCTGCTCAGGGCTCAGTGCTTCCACTTCTTCCTTGATGATGGCTCGAAGCTGGGTTGCTGTGATTCGCATGTGCTAAGTAGGCGGCGCAGGCGGTGTCTCGGGAGGCAGCGGCGAGAAATTGCCGAAGCACCACGCCGCGAACAGGAAGCTGCACAGGAAGTACACGAGGTCGTGGGCCTGAGCAGCCCAGATGGACAGGGAGACAGCGATGAGAAAGAGGCCGAGCCATCCTGCATTGGTCATTCGAAAGCCCTCATGTAGCACTCCACTGCATCCACGATGCCCTGCACGTCAGCTGGGACAGCGATGTACCAGTCCCAGCCCGTGTGTGACACGACGGAGAACCCGCCCTTGTAGTCGGGCCGCTGGTCGCGACGGGACACCATGTAGTCGTCGAAGAACAGGTCAACCTTGTCGACCACGCCCGTCACCTTGTTGATGATCTCCAGCCGGAAGCCCGTGTAGGTGCCTGAGGTCGCGACCCCACCACCGCGTGACAGCTCAGCGAGGGTGAGCTTGGCGACCCGATCCCGGGACATCCCCCGCAGACCATTCAGCCCGAACCAGTTCCACTCCTCGTGCCACCCCGTGAACGCCCCACGACAGAATCGGGTGGGGCAGTTCTTCGTCTTGTCCTTGATCATGGGTCCACCCTATCACGTTCGTTGTCGACTTTGCACTCATTGATAGCCGCGAGTGGGACCCTCGCTGGGCGGCGGCTCGCTGATCGGAGACTTGGGACGAGTGTCACCGCCGTACTGGATCCAAGATCGAAGCTCCTCCGACTCCTCGGGATCGTCAGTGTAGATGATCCTCAGCATGTCGTACTGGCCCTGGAACTTCCGACGCATCAGCTCCAAGTATGGCTGAGGGACGTCGGACGACCTAGTCACGTTCTTCCAGACGATGGGATCACCACCACTGTACGGCTGGAACGTGAGCTCAATGCCGCCCGCAAGGCGGTAATCCTCGGGACTCTTCGTGAGCTCGACGTAGCCGTCGTCACCGACCTTGTAGTCGGCCTTCTTCTTCTTGCTCAGGCGGAGAGCCCACAGGAAGATGCCTGCGCAGGTCGCCGCCGAGGAGACGACCGCTGTCGCCAGGAGAGTCACGATCATCAGCCGTCTCCGCGTCCGTATCCCTGCTGGTTTCCGCCGTCGTCTGGGACGTACGACAGGTCGGTGTTGAACCGAATCCGCTGGGCGACCTCGGATGGAATCGTCCCCTTGAAGTTCGTGTCCTTGTCGCACTCGGGACAGTGGTACTTCCAGTGCGGTCGTCCTGGATCGTTCCGGACCTTGAAGATGTCGCCCTCTTCAACGAGGAGGAGCGCTCGGCACGTGCACGTCTGCTCGCACGCCCACGCGGGAACGGGAGCCTTCCTGAGGACCTTCATGTCACTTCACGTCCGTCGTGGTCGTGACCGTCAGCTTGAGCGGACGGCCGCCGTGGAAGGCGACGTACGGCACCTTCTCCTGCTCCTGCTTGAGGAGGAACGGACCGAGATCGTTGATGTTGAGCGTGACCCAGAACTCGGTCTCCTCGACCGTCTCGTACCCGCCCGGATAGCCGTGGCCCGGGTTGGTGCGGCTGCGCTCGTCGCCCTCGACGTAGTGCGACCTGCTCTTGAAGAGGATGACGTAGTAGTGGGGCACCGTGGGTGCTTCGTTCGGATTTCTGACTCGTTTCATCGGTAGACCCTCGCGAGGTGGAGAACTTCTTCCTCCGACAGTTCCTGATCGTTGTACGCAATCACCTCGAGTCCGTCGTCGAAAGTGATCTTCAGCCAATCTCCGCCTCCGTAGACTCGGTCGATGTCCACGATGCGTCGAGGGCTGGGAAAGAGCGTTCCGGGCGCACGTGCCTTGACGATGTCGCCCGGGAAGAGGTCTTCGGCCTTCATCGGTCGCCCGATCCCGGCACGTCCGTCGGACCGATCGCACGAGCGATCTGGTAGAGGTCGCTTCGGGAGATCATGATGCTCATCTTGTCGTCGGTGTCCGAGGCGGACACGATCTCGATCAGGACGTGGTTGGTGTCCGCCTGACGGAACGTAATGGTCCCGTCCTCGTCGCAAGCCTCGTACGTGGTCGTTGCCTTGACTGCCATGTTACTTCGTTCCCGGGGAGAAGGGCCCCGACTCGGGCCGCGGTTCGCGTGAGAGATTCGACTTGACGTGGCTGGGCACGCTGTTGATGTCTGTCTGAACGCCGCACTCGGGGCACCGGAACGTGATGTAGGTAGTCGTCTCATCCCGAGCGCTCGACTCCGTCAGGTAGAGGTCGCCCTCTTCCACGAGGAGAAGAGCCCCACAGCCACCGTTGCCGTTTCCGGCGCCCGAGCACTTCGCCTCGGTCGCCCACCCCTTCTGGGGGCGACCCTTCTTGATGACCTTCACGACGCCACCTCGACCTTGATGAGGCCGGCTTTGAGGGCCGCGAGCTCGAAGAGCTGGGTGGCCGCGTAGGTGTGGGCCAGCTTGCGGGCCTTCTCCAGGTGGGTTCCCGTCAGGTGGCGGCCCGAGGCAAGCCACTTGCCGTAGTAGACCACCTTGCCACCGTGGTTGTGGCGAACACCCAGGGAGTTGTCCTCGAGGGTGGCGTGGACCGCCTTCTCACCGGCCGTCTGGCGGTCGAAGAGGACCTTGATCGCCCGCTCCACGGCCGCCGGGTTGGCGTCCAGGGCAGCGCGGATCTTCGCCACGAAGTCGGCCTTAACCGTCTTGGGCAGCTTGTGGGCCTGGGGGAAGCGGGTGAGGGGCGTCTTTTCCATGATCTCAGTATATCCCTTCGACGCTGAACTTTGCACTGGATTCAACCAGCGTACTTCATCTGGAGTTCGACCATGCGGGCGCACGCAGTCGCCTCGTCCAGGTCGGGCGACACCTCCTCGAAACAGCTGAAGAAGCTGACGGCGTCCTCAACGGTCCACTTGTCGCGGTACATGCCCTGGAGGTGGCGCATGACCTGCGGGCGAAACGTCGGATCGAGCACGGCAGGAAGGTGGACCAGGACCCGGTTGATGAAGGTTGATTCCATGGTCTTACTCTATCACTCCGGGCGTGAACTTTGCACTGACGATTCGTCCTCGCGGGTCAACGCGGACAGGAGCCCGTCGACCACGAAGACACATGCCAGGGTGAGCACAAGTGCAGCGATGAAGTGGTTCAAGGACGCCCTGCCTCGAGGCCCCGAACGAAGCCAGCGGCGAAGAGGTTCAGGCGGTCCAGGACGCGCGACTTCTCGGGACCCATCGACCACGGGACGATGTGTCGCAGGTCGGCCCAGATGAACACGGAACCGTCACAAGCCTCCTCTGCCGAGAACTCGAAGTCGAAGCAGTCCCTCAAGTACTTGAGCAAGAGGTCCGCGTCAGACCTCTCCGCAAAGGAGGTAATGAGGGAGAGGCCTTCGTTTGAAGTACTGTTCATGATCCCATCATAGCCCCTCGACGTTGAACTTTGCACTACACGTAGTCCGTTACCGTCATCCACGCCGGGCACCACCGTCCACGATCTCCACCCAACGGACCGACCCGGTGAACCTCGACTTCCAAGAACATACCCGCCGACCGAGCCCACGCGTGCGACGCGACCGCAAACTCACGCGCCGCCATCTCATCCGAGCCGAACTCGCGGACCAAGTACACCCGCTCCCAATCCGGGCGATCCTCATCGCACGAGCAATCACAGCACGGACAGCACAAACAATCCTCATACAACGAGACGTTGAACGTGAACGACATAGGAAGCCTTTCAGTGGCCGCGCTTACCAGCGCGAAGAATCATACAGGCAAGGCGGTAGCGCCAGGCCTTGAGAGAACCACCCTGCGAATCGAGCGTTGGGGCACGCAGGCCCATCCAATCCACTAGCCGCAAGAGGCTGTTGGTGTCTGCTCGGAGGATGACGTCCAGGTCAAGGAGCGAGTTGTAGATTCCATCTCGTTTTGCCACTTGTCTACTCTATCACATCAACGCTGAACTTTGCACTCACTCCCGGGTAGCGGACACGGCCACGTATCCGTGGCGCTTGGTGATGCGCATCGCATGCTGCGGCGTGTACGCGTACACCTCGACACGCTCCTCACCCCAGAAGGGGCCCTCTAGCTTCAGCAGCACGACGAACTTGTAGAAGGGCGTCTTCATGATCTCATCCTACCACTTCGAGGAAGAACTTTGCACTCACTCTCGCTCTGCTGCCGCGCGGCGCTCGCGAGAAAGCTGCGACCACAGGTCCTCGATGGTCCGAGCAATCTGCTCCTTGAACTCAGGCGAAGGCTTGCGGGTCATCGCTCGAATGTTGTCCACGAGAATCTCGATGTCGCCGTTGCTGAAGGAGTCCTTGACCATGATCTCATCCTATCACTTCGAGGGTGAACTTTGCACTCAGCGTCGGGCGGGGTTTCGAAACCCCCTTCGACTTTCCCGGACGTCTCCGGGCTAGCCACGGCTGCGCCGCTTACCAGACATAATGGGCTCTTTGGATTACGCTGGGAGGCCTTGACCAGCGGAGTAAGCTAAAAAGGAAGAGTCAGTGCGTGGCGAGCCACTCGATTCGGTCCTGGTCAGTCAGGAGCTCGCCAGCCTCCTCTGCGAAGAGCTGGGCCTCGCAGAGGCGCATTGCGCCCTGGAGAGGGGTGAGGTCGTTCCTGATGAGGAACTGCTCGAAGTGAAGCTGAAAGGACTTGAGCGTCGCGTTGTCCATGGTCTTACTCTATCACGTCGAGGGTGAACTTTGCACTCACGACCAGGGGTTCGCCCAGTTGATCGCCCGACCTGGCAGGCGACCGTCGGCCACTCGAGTGACCACGAACGTGTTCCACCGATGTCGAATGGCCATCTGGCAGAACCCGCACGTCACGTCCTTGGGTGCGACGTAGCCGGGGACCTCATCCGCAAACAACCTCATCGCTTCTGACTTGTTCATCAGTACCAATAGCCCTTCGTGGGGGTCGCCGGGTTGGCATCCTCGCCGTTGCGGCGGAAGGCCGCACGACGGGCCTTGCTGGCCTTGCGCTTCAGGAAGCGCTTGGCGAGAGGGCCGTCGTACTTGCAGACGGAGTACACGTGCCCACCGCGGCGAGCGCGGCCCTGGACGGGAGCCTTCTCGGCAAGGACGATGTCCTCCGAGGACCAATCCTGGGTCTCATGCGCAACCTCGGCATCGTAGCCGACGGGATCCAGGTCGTCGGTGTCACAGGCGCCCGGGCGGTTGGGGCTGTGGACCGCCTGGCAGAACCCGCAGTACCAGATCTCCCCACCGCCCTCACCGATCTCGAAGCTCAGCTCCTCGTCGGCCACCGTGGACGCGCCCACGTGCTCGCCCGCAAGGAGGCGCGCCCGGAGAGCGGGGTCGGACATGAAGATCGAGGTCTTGATGGAGGTCATCATGGGAATTATCTTATCCTGTCGAGGGTGAACTTTGCACTCGCTCAGCGGATCGCAGACGTCCGGACGACCGTGACGGTGCCCGAGTTGGAGTTGAGCAGGATGGCCACGTCCTTCGTGGGCACGTTGCCCCACAGGTTCGTGGTGAGCTGGAAGCCCTCGCCGTACGAGGCAGTGAGGGTCTTGCACTTCTTCGCCTTTCGGGGGCTCAGGTCGCACGCCTTGGCCTTCTCCAGAAGGCTCAACAGGTAGGCGGCAGGCACGTCATCGTACTCCTCCAGGCCGGCCCGGTTGGACCACTCCGACTTTTCGGGGCTGAGCGAGTCGACGAAGGCGAGGAATCCCGTGATGTCCATGGTCTTACTCTATCACGTCAAGGGTGAACTTTGCACTGGCGAGACGCCAAGGCACCGAACTCGCGTTGCGTGGTAATTTCCAGGCCCAATGAGGCGAACAGTACGCATCCACTCGTGTTCACCCGAGTGAGCGTATTCGCAGACGTGGTTGAACACCTCTTCTGCAGAGTGCGCACTGATACCCACAGGCAGACGAACCTTGCAGTTGTGCGGATTCGTCGTCGGCTCATCAACCCTGCCCAATGCAGAGAGCACAATTACCCAGCTCATTCGCCCTCCCTAGTACTTTCCGTCGTCGATCCAGAAGACCTTGACCGGCGTGGACTCGCCGCCCGGAACGTGACACAGGTACTCCGGGTATCGACCCGCCGTCTTCTCGGCGAGCCGGACCTGCCCACTTCCCGTGGTGTCGTAGGAGTGATCCTGCCCACTCACGACCACTTCCATGTCGTCGGGCAACTCTGCGATCAGGGCCTTGAGCTCTTTGATCTTCATGGTCTTACTCTATCACCTCGAGGGTGAACTTTGCACTGGCGCAGGGCCTTGCAGGCGCAGCGCCGCGATCAGCTCGACCGCCTCCCGCAGCTCACGCGCGGCCTCTCGAACGGGTCGCCCGGTCGCCAGCTCATGCGGGCCCAGCGATTCCAGCAGCCTCAGGGTCTCTTCCATCGCTCCCTCACTCTCCGTGCACGCGTTCCAGATAGCGTTCCGCCCGCATCCACCAGTGGGCCTGCTCAGCCGTCATCCCTGACTGCTCGAGGACGTCGTGAATGTGGGACTCTGCAGCCCCATACAGACGAAGGGTCCGGATGCGATTCATCACGCCGGCAAAGTCGTCGTCCGGCTCGTGGTTGGGTCTCCAATCCATGACACCAATCATACCACGTCGACCTCGAACTTTGCACTAGTCGACTCGCCATGCCCGTCCACCTCTCCCGGGGTGCGCCTCGCCGGCCCAGCAAGTGGTCTCGGGCAGCACAGAATGAAGCAGGAATGTGCTTCTCAAAACCCATGGGTGGTAACCCATGCCCGGCATCCTGCTTCAACGTGGCAGCTTGTTATTGAAAGTGACATTCACTTTCTTTGCAGCCACAAAATTGCTGAATCAATCCACCCGGGTGTTGATTCAATGACACCAAGTGTCGTGTTACACCTCGAGCACAAAAGGCCTCGAATGCTATTTGTGACGTGGTCATGATCAACGACCATTGAATTTGACTCACGTCCCGTGAGCTGCAATTCGCACTTGCATAATCCGCACTTAGACTCTTGCGATGCAAGCATCGCTACAAGATCTTCATTTGACATCTTGTAACGGTACAGACGCATGTAGTGTGCCAATTTAGTTCGACGACACTTATCACATGTCTTGCGTCTTCCTTTCGTCAAAAAGGGAAGAGCACATTTGTCGCAATTTCTCTCTTGCACGTCAAATACCTGTCGTGAAAGTACAGGCCGAGGCCTTCCGGGAGGCGTCCGCCCGGCAAAGGGCCCTCATGTTGGCGTCCTTGATTGGACTACAGAGCGAAGGGTCCTTTAGGACCACGGCCCTGCAATAAGCCCTTCGGTCGGAGTCCTGGATGGCGCTGCAGTGGGAGACATCGCCGGACACAATGGCCCGACAGAACGCCCGAGCATCTGGGTCCTTGATGGGAGCGCACCCGTCTGCGAGTCTAGTGGATCCTTGGCCGGGATGGCTCAAAATCGCGGTGATGATTGCTGCCACGATGAACAGACGCATTTCACTCTCCTCGCTTCAGGGACTCCCACACGTTCACCAATTCGACGTCGGTCATGTCGGGAAAGACTCCCAGCATGGTGCGCCGGTAGTCCTCCCAGTTTCCGGTGAGCGCCAACGCTCTCATGTGCTCCTTGCCGTCGATGTGCTGTACCGGCTGGGAGTGCGCTTCAACCACCTTGCCGATCCCCCATGCGGCTAGTGAAGCTGCGAGAATCTTGCCAGTGAGGTTGAGGTATCCGCCCATGATGAGAGCATCATACCGCTATTTTGGGAGACTTTTCACTTGATGAAGAGAAACTTGTCGGGACCGTAGCCCTCAGTTCGCAACTGTTCTACCATGTTAGCGGTGCCCTTGGACTCGTCGAGGTTCGGGTGGAAAACGCACACGAGGTCGAAGGGACCGTGGTCTCGCAACATCACGCCATTCCGGATCGGTCCCGCAGCTCGACCGTACTTGTCCCAGTCAGCAGGGACAGCAATGACCTTGAGCAACAATGCCTCAGCCACCACGCCCGCGATCGTGTCGGCACCTCTTGCGGCGCCGTGAACGAGCACAGTGTCATGCGGAAGTCGAGAGATGACTGCTGCGATCTTCTCGACGTCCTTCCACTTGCGGTCACCCGTGACTAGGACTCTCATGAGTCGTAACACGTCCCGCCGGGATGCTTGTAGCCGCATTCCTTACAGAGATCTGGCTGATCTTTCACGAGGTCAATGCCATGCACGTGCTCTCGGACATGAACAGTCATATTCTTGTCGGGCGGATGGGACGAACAGCAACAGGAGCCGCACATGCGGAAGTTGCCTGTCTCTCTGACATATTCAAGAACGTCAGAGAGCACGTGCATATAAATCTCACTCTCGATTCCAGCGATCGAGTTCAGTCCCTCATCCCACTCTGCGATCTTCTTCTTGATCCATTCGAAGTCATCTCCGCAGTGCTTCACTTGACCTCGCGCTCCATGACGTAGGTCTTGTACTCACCATGGGACGTGGCGACCGGCACGAGCCTGAATCCCATCGCTCCGAGGCGATTGGCTTCGCTTTCTAGACGTTGGTGGGAGCAATCCGCGAGAAACTTGTACTCGTACTTCACTACTCCGGCAGGCTCTCTGTAGGGATCGGGCATTTCTTGTCTCCGTGGTCTCGACATGAACACGCCTTGGAGGACTTCTCCCAGGCGCGGTAAGCACGTAGTTCCTTCAGCCAGTCCGCCGTCTGGGCGTAGTCGGCCTCGTCATGGCGGGCGCCTGCTGCCAGGTCCTGGCTCCCATGCTGGTCGTGGATCTCAGCATCCCAGTGGCACTGGGCGGCCATTTGCTCGTGCCACTTGATCGACTCGTCGAGGGTCATCATTTGCTTGCCATGTAGTCCGCGTAGAAGATGAAGCCCGAGGCCCGAGTGACAGGCTGGATTCCGAGACGAATAGGACCGGTGGCGCACTCACTCTCAGCAGCCCGCATGCGCTCCACCTCAGCGGCACGCAGCTCTCTCTGCAACTTCTTCTTCTCTTGTCTGGTCACTTGCGCACCACCGAATAGAAGCTGGAAAACCAACAACCATCGTGGTCCACATGACCTCGGATCTTGTGGCCGATCAGTCCCTCGGCGGTCAGCCGATGGAGGCAAGCCGTGACGAGCGCCTTCTTGGCGGAGTACTTCAGCGCGAGAGAATCCGCAGAAACTCGCCATTCCCATCCATGGGTCGAGTTGTCCCGAATATTCTGCACGTCCATGCGGACGAGGGGCAGGAGCTTCTCCACGGTCCACCGCTTGTGGCTGAAGTAGGACTTGACGCGTTTCTCCTTGTTGGGCCGACGAAACTGCTTCAGCCAAGAGCGAGAAGCACCACAGCGATGGGTTCCGACTCTGGTCTTCATCGAACCACCTCGAGGGTCTCGGGCCACCCGTAGAAGACGAAGTGCTCAAGGTCGCCGACCCTGACCCAGCTCCAAAATAGAGCTCGTGCAGCTCCGGAGGTCCCTTGACCAAAATCTCGGGGTGGAAACTTTCGTGTGACTCGGAACTCCACAGTGCCATGATTCTCGATGTTGTAGCCACGTCGGATACTCGTCACGACACCCTCGATGCCGTAGAAGGCACCCTTGGTGCGAACTTTCATGCCGACGCCCAGGATTCTTGCTTTCATGATTTTGTGCCTCCTGTCGGGATCGAACCGACGACCATCCGGGTGTAAGCCGAACGCTACTACCGCTGAGCTAAAGAGGCTCGAATCAGCACAATGTCGCGGAGCCTGGAGTGAGAGTCGAACTCACGTGGGATTGCTCCGCGGGTTTACAAAACCCGACCAATCGACCGCTATGGGACCCAGGCGTTACTTGACTACCTTACACCACGTCTAGTCGACTTTACACTTGAAGTCTTTGTTGCCCTTGCGAACTCTTTTTGAGGTTTTCTTCGTCGATGTTCTGCCCCAATTGCGAAAGTTGGGCGTGAGAGCGTGACAGTTAGGACATAGTACGCGAAGATTTTCTCGCGTGTTGTTTGTGTGATCGCCGTCAAGATGGTCAATCTCAAGGATCGAACCCCCACACGGTCGACGAGTCGAAAATCCACACAAGGTACAGGAGAATTTACTCTCTTCAAGGAGACGTTGACGCTTCTTGCTGAAGGTCAAGATGTCAAATGGAACAGATGACCAATCGACGTCCTTGTACTGATTGATCGATTGGCCCTTGCGCTGGGACATCGCGTCAAGCCATGCTTGACTTTTTCTCAGCGTAGAATCTCGATCAGGATTCTTCCTACAATATCTTCTATGAAAGAGGAACCCTCGACTCGTGTAAACCTTTCCGCAGAAATCACATTCCGGCATACAGAGAATCTACTCTAGATCTAGAGCATGTAAATGCCTGCTTCGCTCTACCTTTGAGCTGGTGATGGGAGTTGAACCCACATGATCCTCCTTACGAGAGAGGCGCGTCTGCCTTTGCGCTACACCAGCGTAATCACTTCAGCCTTTCTGACGCGTTCACAGCCGCAATGTGGCTGGAACCGATCACTCGGTAGAGGTCCTCGGGAGAGTACCCGGGATGGGACGTGCCCGTCGAGTGGAATTCTTCGGCCTTGATGTGGCAGTTCTCGCAGAGGGCGATGCCGTTCTCCTTGACGTACCCACCATTGGGCATGTCGCCTCTGTCCGTGATGTGGTGGGCATCAAGGCCCTCACCCAGACCCAGCACCTTTGGACACATACGACACCGATGTTTGTCTCTCTCAAAGACAGCATCGCGAAAGTTCTGGCGGATGTTCTTCTTTTTTGACATTAGCTGCTAGGGTAGGAGTCGAACCTACATCGGCCGCATTAACAGTGCGGTGAATTCCCAGTTATTCGACCTAGCAATGGAGCGGGTAGTGGGACTCGAACCCACGGTGTTGTATATCAGTTTGGAAAACTGATGCTGTCGCCACTGAGCCATACCCGCGTTCCGTGCGATTATACATCGCGCGGTTTGAGCAGCACGGGAGAATCGAACTCCTCTAAATCGCGTTGGCAACGCGACGTCTAACCACTTGACCTGTGCTGCAAGTCGCCTCTTTCGAGGCAGAGCTGAAAGCGGTAATCGAAACCGCGCCTATCCCATACCAAAGGATCGTGCTGCCACTAGCACCATTTCAGCGTAATCTTCGTGAGTTTCACGTATTCGGGACTCGAACCCGCACGCCCTTCTCCGACTTACAAGGTCGGCGGGGCAACCCAGCTTTCGCCAGGCCCCTGTATGCCAATTCCAGCACTGCACTTTTTGACCCTGCAGGTAGGCCATGCGTTACTGACACGAAGACGTTGGAGGCGGGGGTGGGAGTTGAACCCACTAGCACCTGTTTTGCAGACAGGCCGCAGATCGGTAGCGTTCCCCGCCGTGGGGTGACAGACGGGAGTTGAACCCGCTAATACATGATCCACAATCATGCGCCTAGCCGTTTGGCTTCTGCCACCATGGAGCCGGGGTCGAGGATCTTCCCCTCTGGTTTACCGGCGGAACCAAGCTCGGGATAGGCTCCTGAGCAGGCCTGCGGAAGAAGGAGGAGTCGAACCTCTGGGGCTTGCGCCCCAACCCGGGTAGCAACCGGGGGTCCCACCACTGGGACAGCATCTTCCAATCACACATCGTCGCAGTGGAAGAAGAGGGATTCGAACCCCCGGTGAGCTTTCACCCACGCCGGTTTTCAAAACCGGAGCCATCAACCGCTCGGCCATCCTTCCGAAGTGCACGCTGAATCCGCCGTCTACTTGTCTTTCAAAGGGGATCTTAGAGGGACCACGAGTCACGAACAGTTCAGCGGAGGAGAGAGAGGGAGTCGAACCCTAGTAATTTCTCACTGCCCGAGTTCCAATCGGGTGCCGGCCCACGCCCGCAACACTCTCCATTTGTCGATGTGAGCTACGGGATCGACCCCCGGGACTTGCCACCACGACGCTCACTGTGATCCGATGCTGGATTGCATCGTAGCGGAAGGCACCGGAGTTGAACCGATAGACAACTTTCATCATCGTCTGTTTTCGAAACAGGTGGGCTTACCAATGCCCAAGCCTTCCATTCATGTGTGTGAGGGATCGAACCTCTCCTCCCGTCTGACGACGCCACTGGGACCACCCCTTCGCACGAATCGAACGTGCGCGCAGCTATTGGGCTTGCAACCGTTACACCTTCACACATGGTGGATCATGCGGGACTCGAACCCACACACATGAGTCCAACCCTCTCGCGAGGGCCTCATGTTGACGCCTAGCTATGACCCGTAGTCGGGATGGTTGGACTTGCACCAACGGCTACTCGGATCCGAACCGAGTTGTCTGCTGCTGACTTACACCCCGATGAATTTCTCTACATACTCACGAACTTTGTCCTCGACAACATTCCGATAACGCGAATGCCAGTACTGATGATGTGTTGGGCAGAGAGGAACGAAGTTCTCAGGACGATTGTCACTGTGGTCCTCGTTATAGTGATGCGCTTCGACAACGAGCGTTTCTCCGCAAATGATGCACTCTCGCTTGTGATGCAGCCAACATGTCTCTGCATACGTCAGTTCTCCCCGGTCAATCCTTTCATTGCGTCGCTGGCGATTTGGATTGTTCTCTCCTGATCGAAAGTAAGTGTTAGCACATGCGTGAGAACATACGACTTTCTCTCTAGGAAATCCTTTCAGTGTCGCAAATGTCTTTAGACACCCAGGACATATCTTTGAAATTCGTTCGTACTTCCTCGTTTTTGCATGAGTATCAAAGTGCTCAACATTCAGTTCGTACTGGACAACGAGTTGATCAAACTTCTTCGTTCCACGTCCATTGAGAGTGATCCCAAGACGTTCCATCGCAGCAGTCTTGCAATGTGACGTTCTTACGATGTCTCGAACCTGTTCGATGTCCATGTCAGCAAGTATACTTCGAATCCGAAACTTGTATCAAGACTGGTTGGGACGGCAGGAATTGCACCTGCGTCTCGCGCCTGATCAGAATCGCGGCCGCTCTAGCGGCGTCCCAGTCGGAGATGGGTGAATCGAACACCCTAGTGAGTTTCCTCTCCTGCTCCCAAAGCAGGCGCCATCCCAATAGGCGAATCTCCGGTAGTGTCCCAGACGGGAATCGAACCCGCGTTACCCAGGTTGAAAACCTAGTGTCCTTCCTGTAGACGACTGGGACGTTTCACACATCAACTTTGTGTCCCTAGCGGGAATCGAACCCGCGTTTGCTGATTGAGAATCAGCTGTCCTTGCCGCTAGACGATAGAGACGTAGTTAGCGGGTCGTGCGCCGCTGTGACTTCGCTGCAGACGATTTATTGGGACTTGCACCCAAACACAACCCTCGTGCGCCCAACGGGACTCGAACCCGTGTTCCTTGGCTGAGAACCAAGTTGCCTAGCCGCTAGCAATGATGGGAGCGTAACAAGTGGAGCCCCTGAAACGAGTTGAACGTTCGCAGATGAGTTTCGTAGACTCTTCGCCAGGGCCGCTGGCAGGGGCAAAATCTTTCCGTAGCACCCTCGGCTGGAATCGAACCAGCGACCCATCGCTTAGAAGGCGATAGCTCTATTCCGCTGAGCTACGAGGGCAAGTCTTCGTCGATCAGAAGGGAGTCGAACCCCTGTGTTCTTCTGTGTGAAAGAAGCGCGTCAACCGTTGCGCTACAGATCGATTGGTAGCAGGAACAGGGAGTCGAACCCTGCCGTCGCGAAGGTTATGAGCCTTGCATGAACCGCGTCACTCTCCTGCAGTCGGCCAACGAGGAATCGAACCTCGACCTAGAAGTTATCAGCTTCCCGTCCAGAACCACTAGACCATTGGCCGGTCATCATCACGTCTTCGTCGTTTCTCTCTACCTGTCTACTCTATCACGTCATTCTCATCTTTGCATTTCTCGAATCGTCTTTGTTTCCGCGGTGGGAATCGAACCCACATCGAGTCGTTCGGCTCCATTTTTGGAGGATCACGTGCTTCCCTAGCGACCTGGGATCTCCATGCCATTCGGTGCTTCTGCAACCTTAGAGCCTACCCACCGTTGAAGTGGGCCTTCCCGCCGTTTTACCGGAGCCTCTTCGTTTTGTAGGTGCCCGTCCGTTGGGCTACGCGGAAGTGAAGTCGCAGACAGCGAAGTCTGCAGTGCGTCGCGCGAGGATCGAACCCGCCTGCACTTGTGTGTCACACAAGGCTTGTCACCAGACAAGTAGCGACGCGTTTTCTATTCTTCGACCCGAAGGTCGGAGTTTGCGTATGACAGTTTGGACATGCAAATCGCAAATTCTCAGGAGTGTGATCGAAACGATCACCGTTGATGTGATCGACTTGAAGTGTCAGAGGTCTCCCGTTCCAGAAGGGCTCTTGCCCACAAATTCCACACACATACTCACGACCGATCTTGATCAGACTTGTTCGAAGACGAATGCCATACCCTCTATTGGTTTTTGTCAGAATGTCTTCGACCGATGCTAGCTTCTTCCAGATGTGTGTTGTGTCAATCGCTAGAAGCTCCGCCCTTCGCTTGACGTGATTGTGTGTATTTCCTGCAACAGGGAATGACAACAAGCGAAGTAGGTGAGCCCAACTCTTTGCTTGATCTGCTGCTGCTCGAAAAACATCATCGCTGTGAGGATCAACGAACTTTTTTGACAGGGTCTTACGAACCTTTTCGTTGATCTCATGCCGCTTCTCAGCTGATGAGAATCCTCGAGCGCACTTTGCTGAGCAAAAACGCCCAGACCCGTAAGTTCCCAGATGAGGAAGAAGGCCCCTTTCACATTGCATGTCTTAACTATACTCGAACTAAGGATGATGTACATCCTGAAGTTCGAATGGTAGGTCCCACGGGATTCGAACCCGTATCTCTTCTTTCAGAGAGAAGCGATCTAGCCAATTGAACTAGGAACCAGCGCCAATCGGAGGAATCGAACCCCCTCTTACTGAGTTGGAAACAGGTGTGCAACCGTTGACACTTGACTGGCATTTCGTGACCGTAACTGGTGGAGGTGGAGGGACTTGAACCCCCGTAGTGCGGAACCAAAACCCGCTGCCTGAGCCACTCGGCCACACCTCAGAGGACCAGGTGGGAATCGAACCCACTTCCAGCAAGTTAACAGCTTGCTGCTCGCCATTGAGCTTCTAGTCCGTAGTAACACTTCGCCTCCCCACGTGGAATCGAACCACGAGAAGCTGTTTAGGAAACAGCGATCCGGGTCCACCGGTAGGGAGAAAGTCTTCGAACCTCAGAGTGGAATCGAACCACCACCCTCTCGCTTATGGGGCGAGCGCTCTTGCCTTTCGAGCATCTGAGGCATGTGACGCAGACGGCACCCACGACCCGAAGGTGTGGGTGACGCCGGCGGCGTTTAGTGGACGTCCCCCGTGTTCAGGGCCAACAGTCCTAGTGCGCCGGGCGAGAGTCGAACTCGCATACACCAACTTAAAAGGATGGGTCACTACCATTGTGTTACCGGTGCAGTCAGCTCCGTTTCGGAGCCTGTTTTCGTTCCATTCTGTGGTCCTTTCTTGTTCGTCGCGTTGGTGCATCAGACGGGGCTCGAACCCGCACTCACCAGGGTAAGAACCTGGCTCTCTGCCACTCGAGTTCCTGATGCGTATCGCTCGTGAATCTGGCCAGTCTATATCCTTCGCTGGTGAACCGCTTCCCGGGATCGACCCGGAGCATCAAAGTCCTCAGTCACGAGCAGTGCGTCTGGTGGGACTTGAACCCACAACCTACCGGGTAAGAACCGATTACTCTGATCCAGTTGAGTTACAGACGCGTAGTAAGATCCGCGGGTCCCAGCCTAACATGCGATTGGCTCGCCGGTTTGCTGCCCTGGGCATCATTCCAGGGTTGAGCAGGACACGAAGCGGCGCCACGTACGGGAGTCGAACCCGTCTCATCTGATAGACAATCAGACTGCGACCCAGTCGCATCACGTGGCATTTGGACTCTCCCATGTCAAGCCTAGATCATAGGCGGCTTTCCCTTGGCGCTGCCAGCCGGAATCGAACCGTGCCTCACTCGGTAGACGGCCGAGCCGCATCCCAGATGCGCATGACAGCATTAGCTGGTGGTCACTCTCCCACCTGTCAAGCCTTCGCCGCCGAAAGACGGCATCGATAGAGCGGCTTTCCCCATTGTTCTGTCACGTGGGCTTTGCGATTCCCAGTCGCTCGCCCCACTTCGGCCAGAGATAGTTCCTGGCGTACTCTGCGCTCATCGGAATGCCGCCGTCAAAGACGTCATCCCAGTACTCGCTTGTCTCTGCCATCGTCAGTTCGTTTCCATCCTTGTCGATGAGGGGCTTGTCCATGAAGCCAGGTTTCAGCAGGACTACTTTCTTCTCCATGTGACGCTCCTTTCGTGGTCCCCACGCCAGGAATCGAACCTGAACAATCCACTTCGGAGGAGGATGCCTAGATTCCACTAGGACGAGGGGAATTTCTTTCCCGATTTTGTGCACCTATTAGGGCGCGCGTTTCTTCACTGTGACGTTGTCCGATGAACATGAACTTTTCAGAATGAACAGCGTGACAGTTGGGACATAGGACGCGTAGATTGCTCTTTTCATTGTTCGAACCATTGCCATCGATATGATCGATCTGCAAGATGCACGTTCCATCAGTTCGAGTTTGAGAAAATCCACACATCGTGCATGAATATTTTGCCTCTTCAAGAAGGCGCTTACGCTTCATGCCTCGACCAAGTTCTTCGTAGGGCTTTGAGTCCCAGTCAACTTTCATCCACTGATTTTTCCCACGCTTCTTCCACATCGGATTCTTAGGACCCGCTGTGTCAGGCTTTGTTTGTGGGTCACACCAGAACTGGTGAATGCTTTTCGTTCGCTTTTTATCGAAGCTCCTGCCGCAGACTTTGCATTCGTAAGTCATGTCGTATAGTAACCTGAGCAAAACTACCTGTAAATGCTCGGGTTCAAGTTAACGGGTGCTGGACTTCCATTTGTCCTACGTGGTCGCCCTTGCGAGGCGATGGTTCACGGCAGGGCTCGAACCTGCATCTGCACCCTCGTGGTCAGGGGGAGATTCGAACTCCCTTACATTCGGGCTTCAACCGAACGCTCCTCCCAAGGAGCAACCCGACCGTGTCGTGGATCCACCGGGAGTTGAACCCGGATCTCTACGTTGCGAACGTAGTGTCTTCCCAGTTTGACGATGGACCCGAGCTCAGTTAGAGGATTGTGAAACGTTTTGAGTCTGTATCACACCAGAACGTCGTGGAGTTTCGAGGACCGCGATTGTGCTCTGGAACGGCTAACCATCTCCGTTAAGACTAGTGGAGGTGCGGGGAATCGAACCCCGATCGTCTGCGTGCAAGGCAGAAGTTCTCCCTTTGAACCACACCCCCATTGGTCACCTGCTTCCCGGAAGGGTTGCTTCACCGAGTGAACGGTAAGGCAGGGTTGTCCGCCTCTAGTGGAGCCATCGGGAGTTGAACCCGAATTTTTACCATGCCATGGTAGTGTCTTCCCAGTTGGACGATGGCCCCGTTTCTTCTACCTGCTCATCTTATCACGTCAGTCTCTACTTTGCACCACATCACTTCGTCTTTGTCTTTGTGCTCCGGGTGGGACTTGAACCCACACGTCTTTCGACAGCTGCTTTTGAAACAACCGCGCCTGCCAGTTACGCCACCAGAGCAAGATTTGTGCACGAAGTGGGGGTCGAACCCACACGGATTTCTCCACTGGCCCCTCAGACCAGCGCGCCTGCCAATTACGCCATTCGTGCATAGGCTCGTCTGCTTTCACAGACCAGTTGTGCTCAGGGTGGGGATCGAACCCACACGGATGTTACTCCACGAGCTTCTGAGACTCGCGCGCCTGCCAGTTACGCCACCTGAGCATGTTATGGGATGAGTGGCTGCTCATCCCAGCGAAGAGCAGCACCTCTACAGAGGGTCTCTCTTCTTCGACATTGTGCTGATTGTCAGAGAACAGCGACAAGTGTTACCTCGTCGTGGTGCACAGGGTGGGATTTGAACCCACATACCCCGGAGGGCCACTGGTTTACAGCCAGCTGAGCGACCGCTGCTCAACCCGTGCATGAAAGTCTTCGAAGTCCTTGCGACGCTTCGGGGAGGTCCTTCTCGGTTCCTTCACCCTATCACCGCCCTTCGTAACTTTGCACTTAGGCGGTGGCGCGTTCTCTATAGCTTCGAAGTTGATCAGGATGGCCGCCGAAGGCGCAGGAGCGACCATCCCAACGATTCGGAAATGATCCGACTCTTGAGGGCTGCTTGATCTGCGATGTGAGCTTCGTTGCCATGATGTTGCTTATCTTATCCTGTCGTTCCGAACTTTACACTCAGGCGAGTTGCCTTTGTTTACCTATCGGCCACTTCCAAAAAGATGCGAACTATTTCACTTCCTGTCGTCGATGCACTCATACGCGTTCGTGTGAGGGTTGTACGACAGGTTCTGGCAAGGCTTGCTCTTCGGCACGGTGAGCGACGGAGGGACGGTCTGGCTGGGTGACGGTCGGGGCTCCTGGAGAAGATGATCCATCACCTGCGAGAAGGTGTAGAACAGTGCTGTACCCACGACCAAGAACAACAGCCAGATCGCTGCAGTCTTCAGCTTCTCGATCACTTGGCCGTCTCCTTCTTCCTGACGGAGATCTTGAGCGTGGTGATGTCGTATCCCCGCTCCTTCAGGTGCTGCACCATCGTCTTGTCAAGGAACTCCCGCGACAGGAAGGCGTGCATCAGGTGGCCGTCGGGGCCATTGGGATAGTCGATGAGAAAGTCGCGCTCCCTCTTCGACCACCTGACGCACAGTTCTGGCTTCGTCCTCATTTCAGCTTCTCCCAGATCTTCAGCTTGACGATCGAGAACGTCATCACGCTGTCGATGTCCTTCTCGTCATAGAGGTACTCGCGGGAGATCTCGTGCTTGCCGAAGTACTCACCCCACTTGTGCCACCCCTTCCGCCCTGCTCGGGCTCGTCCTCGCGCCGGACCTCAGTGAAGCCCACAGCGAAGGCCTGCGGGTTCTCCCTGATCCTCGGACCGAAGATCTCCATGAACTGGTCGATGGAGTCCACCACGCCGTAGCTGGGCACGTCCTCGTCGTAGAAGTACTCGTCGCAGGCGCCCCGCTCGATGGCGTTGCCGAAGTTGTAGCCGCAGTGGGTATAGACGCCCTCCGACAGCCTCTGCGGGCAGCTGCCAAGAGCCCTCAGAATAACCGACATTGAGGGGTCACTGTGTTGCATGATGGGATCGCAGAACATTTTCAGACAGCTTTCTAGACGCGATGTGGAACGCCTGTCACCAGGTCGTAGCCGTAGTCCTGGATGTCGCACCAGACGGGCACAGGAAACTCGCAGACGTTGCGAGGCAGGATGACGGGGTCAGACACGTCGCCCCTCAGGACCACCCGAGTGAAGCTAGGCCTGACCCCGTCGATCCTCTGCTTCACTTGGCTTCGATCTGCGGAGCGGCGGCGAGGGCCTGGCTGAAGGCGGCCGTGAGCGGACCGGCGAGGTGCTTGGCGATGAGGTCCGTGACGAACTTGACCGACTTGGTCCGCATCTCATTCGTCAGCCGAGCGGCGCGGGGATCCGCGGCGAGGGCCGGCGAGAAGAGCGGCAGCGAACCGAGCAGCATGCCGACGAAGGCCGTGCCTTCCGGGGTGTCGAGGAACGCGGAGGCGAGCTCCATGCGGGGATCTGCCGACCGGCTGAGCGTGGCCTTGATGACCGACTTGCCGAGCTCCACGGCCTGTTCACCGCAGGACTGCCAGGCGGCGTCCTCGAGGTTGGCCTTGAAGGCGGTGGTGAGCTGGGTGGTGGTGGGGAGGGCGACGATCTTGGTGTTAGCAGCCATGTTCTGGTCTTCTTTCTTCGTGTTCGTTGCAGTAGTAGATGAGTGGTTGGTGGTGCCGTCAGTCGTGACGCCAAGGATTTCTTGGGTCTCAGCGGCGTCTCGAGGAGCGCCCCACCTGAACGACAGGTGCTCGCTGAAGGGGTTCTTGTAGTCTCGAACGTATCGGGCATCGCCGTAGTCGATGACCTTGCGTTCGTACTTGAGTAGGAACTCGATCTCCTGCTTCGTGAGCTTCGTCTGATCCCTGGTGATGATGTCGAAGAACCTCGTGAAGTCGTTGCTGGTGCACCACGGCGGGTCGCCATTCAGCTTGAGTCGGTCGGCCAGGCAGTTGTGAACCGCTTGGACCTTGTTCGCGATGACCGACCCACAGACGCCGTTCACGAACACCTCCTTGGGCTTCACCGGTTCTGGAGGATCAGACACCCAGTCGCTCTGTTGTGCGTAGGAATCGCTCTTGATGTAGTAGTTTTGCTGACCGTAGGGGTTGTTGTCGTACCCATACTTGTCGTAGTTGGAGTACGACATGTCACCTCTCCAGGACGGTGTACCACGTCGGGTGCTCCGCCAGGAAGCGGTAGGTCGCGACGTAGTTGGGTCCCGTGTAGTCGCCGCTCTGCAGCACGTAGCTGCCGTGAACGGTGGCCATGACCTTGGCGGGGCCGTCGTACCGGGTGCAGACCACACCGTTGAGGTCCGTGCCCGCGTAGGACGTCAGTCGAATCTTCTTTGGAAGGGGGAAGTCCATGTCATCACTCTATCACTTGGTTTCGTAACTTTGCACTTTGAGATCATCTACTTCTGCAATGCACTTTCCGAACAACGGATGGATGATCTGGACGAGACGTTCTTGGCGTTTGTGAACTCTCAGTACGATCACCGGGAATTCCTGACGGATGCGTGAGCTCGGCACGACCTCGCAGTACCGCCCGTCGTCATTCAACATGCGCGGCATGCGAAATTTCTTCATCATGGCGAACCTGCCCAGGAAGGCATCTTCAAGAACCATGACTCACCAGTCCGAGCACGCCCGCCGGGCCGCCTGGGCCTTCTGGATGATCTCGATCGCCCGGACAAAGTCCATGCGCGACTCGAGCCCGCCCGACTTGATCCACAGCCACACGGTCTGCATGGCCTGATCGTAGGGGAGCTTCTGCAGTTCATCTTCGCGGTCGAGGCTGAATCCCGTCATGAGATAAGTGTATCATACGCTGGCTCAACTTTGCACTGACCCAAATACTCCGGATAAATCAGCCCTCCAGACCATTGCGGACGATTTGCTGAGTTTTCCAGTGGTCATCGGTCTGCACGTGGTGGGCCCGCACCCACTTGGCGACGCACAGGTGGAAGCTGACGTCCTGGAAGGCGCCGGCGACCCGGACCACCACGCCCTCTCGGGCCTCTCCCATGCTGCTGGGCGCCGTGGCGAACGCGGTCACCACTCGGACCATGTCCCGCTCGTCGTCGAGGACGATTCCCCGAGACAGGACGGGAACGCACGGGAAGCCCAGCTCGCTCGCCCACTCCTCCACCTCTTCCCAGGAGGACCACGTGTCCGTGCTAAGATCGCGCACCCCAAACACCATCAGGTGGGCGGGCAGGCGATCGTAAGCGATGGAGTGCTTTGCGTACAGCCACTCGCCGAAGACCTGGTACATCGGCGGGATGAGGTGCTTCTTGGCAGCGTGGACCGACTTGAGAGCGTCGAAGCTGGGGTGGTTGGGAGCGCTCGCGTGGCTGCGGGCGTACACAGCGCCCTGCTCGAGGCACACGTTGGAACCGTCCATCTTCTCGGTCATGACCAGCGGGACGCCCAGGAGGGCATCGACCGACTCGATCCGCCTGTCGTCGTTGGTGCCGCCCGGCGACCAGGGAAGGTGTCCGGTGCGGGGGTACTTCGGGCTCATCAGAATCCCATCTTTCTAGCGGCGGCTCTCGCTGCCCTGACCACCAGCGGTCTCGGAAAGGTGACGTTGGTCCCGAGGCAGAATGCGCACACGGCAGTCCAGCTGGGAGGCATCGTGTTCCTGTCGTGGAACTCGTACTCGTCGCCCGCGTTGTGCGCTCCGCAGTGGTCGCACACGAAGGTCAGGGCGTCTAGCGTGGCCTTCATCTACGTGTTCTTCTCTCCATCCTCGACTCGCTTCGTGAGCTGCTTGAGCTTGTCGTCAGTGAGCGAGTTGGATGCCATGTTCAGCATGCCATACGCGAGTCCGAGGTAGGCAGCACGCTCGACGTTGCTGTGATGCGAGTTGAAGAGTGCGGTCCACATACAACATGCCACGCCTACGAAGCAGAGAGCATACCACGCAGTCTGAAGATAGAGCTTGACCTTGGGACTCATCGCTTGTACTCCGGCCCCTCGAAGTCCTCTCCGAGGGGATCATCACGCCACCAGTTCATCTTGGGCCGAAGAACCTCAGGCCGAGGCCTGTCCTCTTCGACCTTCTCGGGAGCGAGAGAAGCCCCACCACCGATTCCCACATGACGCCTTGCTGCTTCTGCACCAGTCATTTCACTCTCCGTGGAGGGCGACAGCGATCGCCCAGCAGAATGGGCACGGACCCTCTTTGTCCGCGCGATGGTTCGCGTCTGACGAGCACACGTAGGGCAGCTTGGGCCTCACGGGAGCCTGAGTGCCGCCCGTGCTGATGGTCCCGTAGCGCTCATCCTGCATCGAACCTACGCCACAGTCGGCCTTGTGGTAGTAGCGGATGTACGGCGTGCCCTTGTAGTACGTGGGCTCCACTTTGCACTTGGGGCAGGGCTTTCCCTGGCACTCTGTTGGATTGGTCACCGGAAAGTCCTCGGTCGTGCGGTGAGCGTCAGTGATCCTGCGGCCGCACAGAGGGCACTTGCTGATGCCCTCGTACATGATCTTGCCGCAGTCGCACTTGACCTTCATCATTTGCTGCCCATTCCCGTCCGGTCGGCGATGTACAGCATGACCAGCCAGTCCATCGTCATGTGGTTGCTGGGCTCCTCAGG